TTTTGTTGCTCAGGTGCTTATAAAAAATATTAAATTATAGTGTTGCGGAAATTAGGATATAAAGAATTTAGAAGAGCTCACGGACTATTTCAGTCTAAGCTTGCAGAAATTATGGGAATTTCCCAATCTAACATTTCGAGATACGAAACAGAGGGTATAGATCCTACACCTGCGCAGTTTCAGAAACTATACGATGAGTATGGAGAAGAAAATGTCAAGGCTTTCGAGGTAGAACCTTCTCAACTCGTTAATGCAGAGAATAATGTAAACAGTGGCTCTGGAAATCAGAACAACGGAATCCAAAGTAATGCTGATTTAGTAGAAATTATAAAGAGGCAGACTGAGATGATAGCAAAGCATATCGAAAAACAAGATGATATAAATGTACGTCTCATGAATCTTCTTGAAAAATTAACTTTGAAATGAAACTGAATATTCCCGATTGTGCCCTGGATATTAGCGACAGGTTCTTCAAAGCACTTGATGTTCTCAAAGAACAGAGAAAAATTAAAGGCTTACAGACTTTTACAAAAGAGTTTGGTTTGAACTATGGTAACATGAATACTCTAAAGCATAACAGAGATAAGCGTACTTTTCGTATAGAGTATCTTGCTTACCTCGCTGAAGGGTATGGTGTATCATGCGAGTGGCTACTGCTTGGAACCGGTCCCATGTTTACACAAACGTGTTCCAAAAGCGAAGAATCTCAGAACCTTTGAAACGCTGTCCGTGAACTTTTTGCATAGACTTTATATACCCTGCGTTCACATAGGAGCGCAGGGTGTTGCGATGTATACCCAACAGTTTGCAGGTTTCCGATATGGTATATCGCGAAGTTGGACTTATGTTTGGCTGAACTGATGTTACCATGTTAAATAGTTTAAATGCGTGCTAGAATAAAGGATTTCTTTATATCTTTGCACTAAGTTATAAATTCAAATGCAAAGATAAATGAAAAAAATGATATATCAAAATATATGCGGATATATTTAAATATAATTAATATTTCTGCATATTGTGTAACTCGAGAAAATGGCATGCTTGCAAATAGCTTGCAAATAAAAAATCGGGTCTCTGTAATTAATTGAGGCTAAGATAGTTATATCGAAAAGCTTCACATCTGGAAAGCGTGTATTCCCCTAAAGGGAATCGGGGGTTCGAATCCCCCTCTTTCCGCAGAAAACACTGAAAATTAGGTATTTCCAAAACATCGTATTTTATCCAACTAAGTAGAATCCTGCACATTCTTGCACATTTTTGCACATTTTTGCACAATTCTGCTTGCAAATAGCTTGCAAATGATAACAACGAAACTATACTTAGATACAAGAGCGGTCAAGGACGGAGAGCCTGCACCGCTCAAAGTTGCCATTACGAAGAAGCGACAGGCAGCTTATATTCCTCTTGGTGTCAAATTGAAAAAGGAACAATGGGATGTCAAGAAACAAAGAATAGTTGATGCGCCAAACAAGCAGAGATTGGAAATATTTGTCAAGAACAAATTGGTAGAGATTGAAAATGCTATATTGGAACTGCAGATGAAGGGAGAACTTACTAAACAGACTTCAACGCAGATAAAGAATAAGGTTGTGGCCTATCTAGACCCTGATGTTAAGAAGAAAGACTTATTTATAAATAGGTATATAGAATATATGAATAGTCGTTCAGCACAAAGGACCAGGGAAATATATGCAACCACTTTGAAGAAGATGCGCGATTTCGATAGCAAGGTAGATACCTACGCTTTTGAAGATATCTCAAAGGATTGGCTGAAAAGGTTGGATGCCGAGTTGGTAAGACAAGGGTTAAAGAAGAACTCCAGGAATATACATTTCAGAAACATACGTGCCGTTTTCAACGATGCTATCGATAATGAGATAACCAGCCATTATCCGATGAGAACATTCGATATAAATCCGGAACAGACAGAAAAACGTTCTCTTTCTGTAGATGAACTACGTACCTTATTTAATTATAATGTGCAGCCATGGCAGCAGAAGTACCTGGATTATTTCAAGCTTACATTCTTCTTGATCGGGATAAACCCTGCCGATATTCTTAATTGTACGGATGAGAATGTTGTAGACGGAAGATTACTGTATAGACGAAAGAAGACCGGAAGACTGTATAGCATCAGACTGGAACCGGAAGCCATACAGATAATAAATAGGTATAGAGGAAAGACAAAGCTAGTCAATTTCTCAGAGAACATGAGAAACTACAAGCAATTTGTGTGCAAGGCAAACAAGGGACTAAAGGCAATAGGCCCTGTCACTAAAGAAAGGAACGAGAAAAAGAAAGCTCATGATTTTCAGAAGGAATATCATACAAAGCATAATCCTCTGTTTGATCATATCTCTCTGTATTGGGCTAGGCATACGTGGGCAACAATAGCCTTCTCCATAGGAATACCCGAAGAAATCATTGCCGAAGCATTGGGACATTCCCATGGAAACAGGACAACAGCTATCTACATTGACAAGAGTGTTGCCAATATAGACGCTGCAAATAGAAAAGTATTGGATTACGTTCTATATAAGGAGCAACCAAAAGACTAACCCTTGGAAGCTCCTTTCGAACCAATTAAATAATCAGACCATTGTCTCTCATGAAGTTCACCATTGCCCTGTTCTGTGGCAAAAGGGCAGGGATATCCATTCTGTTAGCCTTATACAAGTTGGTAGCAGAATTATACATATCCCAGGCAGTTACAAACTCCTTATCGTGATAGGCCTCCAGCATATCCTCTGTGAAGAGTGTAATCTGTGACTGATTGAGAGGGTAGGTGATATTCTCACGAATAGACTTTCGTGATGTATCTGCCTTTACTCTGGTAGCTGTCATCAGTCCAATGAGCAAAAACATCTGTTCTGCAGTAATGCGTGTCTCCTTCATCTTGGCAATACGCTCACGATCAGTCTCGATGATGTGCCTGGCATCGACCAGCCATGATTTTAATGTATCAAGCATTGCTGCCACTTCCATACCGGAACCCTTCTTTCCTTTTTCGGAATAGCTGGACATATACAGTTCTGGAGAGAGCATACACTGATTGTGGCAAATCATCACATTCGGACCGAATCCAATCTGAATACCTTTCTGATGGAAGGCTACGGCCACATTAGTAGTAGTCTCATCATTATCAAAATCAGTGATACGAATATTGGCATAAACTCGGCGGAGAATATGCGCCTCTACCGCATGCTGACCTTTGACCGCTTCCACTTGTGGGAGGCGAACCACTCCAGGCGACTGACGGTCTCTGTTCTGTGCTGCAAACATATCATAAACCTCCACATTGTAGCCGAGCTCTGTACACTCATCAATGACCTTATTGAAAAGGTCAAAGTGATAGATGCCACGGAGCGGATTTCCGTAAACATCATCCTCACGGTGTGTGCGACTCAACTGTTCGAGAGTGATAGCCTGGGTCTTGGCTTTCTCGAAATCAAAGAACTTGTCTTCATTAACTGAAGAAGGAACTGCTACCATATCTTCGGCAGCCTTACTCAAATTTGTTGCTGTTGTCATAATCTTTAATATTTTAATTGGTTACAAATTATTTCAATGGAATGCCTGCTTCTTCAAGAAGCTTGATTCTCTCTTCCTTTGTTGCTTTTGTCAAGTTTGTCTCTTTGACAAAATTCCCGGCAGAGTCTCTTGTTATAAGAAAAACATAGTCGGCATGATTGATCCAACTTCTCTGACACTCCTCACGATAGGCATTGGCCTCCTCGTAAGTCTCAAACCCACTCTTTGTGTCATACATTTCGTCGTCGCGGGTAACATATAAACTGCTAGTCTTCATTTTTAATCTCAATTATGTACATTAATTCTTTCTCCGGAACATCCTTCTCTTGATAAGGAGAATCGTACTTATATACAACTGCATCATCAAGGCATGTTCTTACTCCCTCCATAAAACTATCTTGTAACACAGAGTTATCTGTTATATAGGCTGCCAGGAAGAAGCCGTTTCGCTCCTGTGCATCTCCTAGGCCAACTGCACTGAAATGACTTCTGAAAGTAGTACCCTGCAACTCGTCGAATGAATACTGTATCATAAGTCTTTTCATCATTTCAAAAAATACTGCTACTTTAATTGCTTTCATATAAGTGACTTATCCGTGATGTCGAGGGCTTATTTTTATTAATGTTTCATTGCTAAATCTACTATCGCTACGACAAGTAGAAAAATTAATCCGTTTATTAAAAGAATGGTATCCATATCTACTTAAAATTAAAGAAGTCCTTAATCTGTTTCTTCTCGTCATCGCTGGCATTCAAGATGTCCTTCACAATGAAATCTGCAAGCGGAGCTAATACTGTATTCATAGCATCAATCAGTTCACCCTGCGCTCCAAGTTTAGAAAGGGCACCTGCATATTCACAAAGAAATTCTTGTGATGAAATGAATCCCATTTCATAATTCTTTTTGATTTCCTTAATTTCTTTCATCTTTATAAATTTTAATTGGTTCAACATAATCTGTGGTTAGTCAAAATAACCACTCTTTCTATATGCAAAGGTACAAAAAAAATGTGATATATGCAAATATACCACACTTTATTTTAGTTAAAAATACTAAATTTAACTCGCTGAGTATCAGAGCTTTATGCGTTCTTGTAGATACTGCTTAGTGTAATGATTTTTGTAGCTTCACCAATCTTGTCTATTAGATTGGTTACTGCTTCATCCACTTCGCACAAAGCATTATACACATCGTTTGGATTATTATCCGTCTCCAAACCATTACTACTCATTTTCCAAGTCTGGTTTAGCTGCCTTGCAGCATCCACCATTAATTTAATGTCCGTCATATTTCTAAATTTTAAATGAATATCCTACTAACTGCCTGACAGAGCCATCCCATCATATAGCAAGGCTCTTCGTCTTTCAAGTCAATACCTAGTGATTCGCAGATATGAGTGACAACATGAAACATTTCGTGTGTGGCAGTATTCACGAACTCATATTCTGATGTGGTCCTGCTAATAGCAACCACGCTCTTCCTACCTGCAAGATTGGAGTAGGTTAGACCTGTGTTCGGTATTCCTCATAAGCAATGCTCCCTTGCGCTTTCGACTGCCTTTTCTGTGCAGCCTATCTGCACAAGGGAGTTGCATACCTCATCGGTATCTGATGATTCCAAACCGTAAAACACAAGAACTTTCCAATCGTACTTTTCTAGATATATCTCTTGACTTATCATAAAATATCATCCCATGGAATGCCGATGCCATTATGGTTGCAATCGGCATAAAATCTGTTGAAGATGAAACCATCCTTCTGGTCGGTATCATCAACCATATCTTTCACGAACAAAGCCATATGAGCTTCGTCCTCGATGGAAGACTTATAGAAATCAGCCTTAACCATGTTTGCCACATAGACATGATCATAGCCTACATTATTTTCAAGCGTCACTCCCTGCTTGGTAAGGATGGATTCAACCTTATCCTTATCCATATAGTCAACCTCCTCATCCTTTTTGGTGACAGGGTTGTATTTTCTCATCTGAGCAACTGCCCACTCACAAGCCTTTTTGTTGAAGTGCCAGCCATTATATCTCAGATATGCTATCATTCCTTCTGGCTTCATATCGTAAGCATCCAAAGGCATTCTACATTTTCCCATAGCTCTTTCTTTTAAGGGTGGCAGGGAAAAATCCCCACCACCGAATTAAACATTAGTAACGTCCACCGCCACGGCGACCATAGTAGCGTCGCTCTCCATAGCGGTCTTCGTCACGCCAATCTTCATCGTCCCACTTGTCACGATAGTCTGGCATTGGCATACGATTACCCATACGCTCACGCTTCAGACTATCCAAGCACTTCATAACCTTGCCACCTGCTCGAACCATTTCCTCGCAGTTGTCAACAAGCTCATCGAACTTGTTTTCCGTAATTTCTACCATATATCCCATAGCAATTACTTTTTAAAATTGTTACCGCTCAAAGCCTTAGACAGCATGGATTCAATATTGGATAGCGTTCCCTTCATGCCGCTGACCTCTGATTTGAGGTTACTGATGTCTTTTTCCTGCTGCTTTTCCTTAGCAATCTGTGGGTTGATTCTAGTGAGCATTTCCTCGCAGGAGCTTATGACTCCATTGTGGTAATCTACACTTTCCACGACTCCCTTGGAATGTCGCAACATAGCATCAATCTCGGCGCACATAGCTTCTCTGCTGTCACTGACAACAACACCTTCATTGCCGAAGTTCACTATCTGTGCCGTAGATGGCAGCTTTTCGAAATTGACCTGCTGGTCTTCTACTTGTACCTTAACATCAACGGTCGTCTCCAATGTCGGAGTCTGTCCTGGCACGTAGCTAGGATATTTCTGCTGAGGATTGCTGACCGATATTACTTGACCGATTTTTAGAGTCGGCTTTTCTCCTCCCTTGTCTAAGATGTAGAAGAGAGAAGACTGTCTTAGTCCTTGAAACATTTTCTTTCTCTTTTAAAGGGGCAGACTTTTCAGTCTGTCCCATAGTTAATACTCTGTTAGCCGCCTGTAGGCTGCTGAAACCCAAGCAGTCGGATAATACCGCTCTTCTTATTGATGTATGCCAAAGCCTCCGTAGTTTCAGAAACGTTAGCTCCCGTCACTGCCTTTCCCACATGATCAACAACTGGCACCTTTGTTGTGCCGGAAGTAGTTCCGCTAGTGTTAGCAGTTCCGTTAACAGTGGTCGAACCACTATTTGGAGTTACGATTGTAACAGGAAGTGTCGCACTTGCAGCGGCAACTCCTTGATGTATCTTCAAGAGTACAATGCACTCGCAAGGCAAAGCATTGTAGTAGCAAGGATTGATACCATAATCTACACTAGCATCTGTGACCTGCTGAGCATTTGTCTTCAGCTCATAGATACCGCCTACATCAATAAGTTTGATTTGGTTTCTCTGACCGATTGGAATAAATGGATTGAATGGATATAAAGGGAACATAGTTACCTCCTTTCCTAACAACCGCATCCTACAGTTGAACGAGAAGCCGCTACATCACCTGCATAAGCTCCCATGGCGGCAGCAGTATAAACGTCCTTGTTGAATACTCCGTACTGAGGGTACTGAACACTGATGGTATTAGGCAACTTGCACTTGATACCAGCCACCTCTGCCTGCAGCGCAGCCAAAGCCGCATTTACTGGTGTGATAACCTGCGCCTGATAAGACTGCAAAGCCTGTGTCTGATGCTCATTGGAAATCTGAGCAAGCAGGGCACTATTCTTCTCTCTCAAAGCATCGAGCTTATCCTGCATTGCCTGTGTCTGCATCTGATCCAACTTAGCCAAGACAGACTGATTGTTAGCATCTGCCTTGTCACGGAGCATCAAAGCATTGGCGTTTGCCGTATCATTGATGGCGTGAGTCTGCTGACAGATAGACAGCTTGATGTTGCCGTCCATTGCAGTTATGGCGTTATTGGTCTTGCAGCAGCATTCTGCCAACTGGGTAGCGATGGCATTATTGCCCTGCATGATAGCAGTCAAAATCTGATTAGCATTCATGCCCATCTGATTGCCGAGGTTGCAAATCTGCTGACCTAAGCCATTGATTGCAGCCATGACTGCGTCACTTGATGTGTTGAGGGCTGTAGCCAAGCTCTGAACATCAAAGCCATTGCGCTGAACAGCCTGCATGATAACGGCGGTATTGGCATCATTGTTAAGCATTGGCATAACGCCACCCTGTCCATTAGAACCCATGCAGCGATTACCTCCGAAGAGTCCCATACCATTATTACCCATAAGGATGAACAACAGAAGGATTGCAAAGATGTCTTCACCAAAGCCATTTCCGTTTCCACGGTTGTTCAAGAGTGCAATCAGACCTGGGTCAACGCCCTGTCTCTGCATGAGTGCAGGAAGCATAGCCAAGATTCCATTAGAGCCTGTGCCGCTTGTGCCGCTCTCTGGATTGAACACGTAAGTTTTACTTTCCATATCCCGAATTTTTTAATTTAACCTTAATATTTAACTAACACTATTTGTAACGTTACGTGTGCAAAGTTAGAAAATTGTTTTGAAATAAGTTATAAGGCTATCATAGTTTTCGTTAGTGGCTCTAAATCAGTGGTTTATGGTGATAGTAGGTAGACTCATTTTTAATCCTCTTAGAACGGAAGAGTTTACTTTGCAAACAAAAAGGGCGACCGCTCATCACGAGTAGTCGCCCTAGTTATCCAAAATAAATCTCAAAACCTTAATTAAACAACTTTTCTAAGATTCTTTCTTTTTCTTCCTTGATATATATAGTAAGTACATAACTATGAGTATAAAGCAGAACCAAAACATCTGCCCCGTTTTTAAGAATATCTTCTGCATACTTGACAGAGATTTCTCTTTTATAGAAGGAGCGTCAATCTTATAGAACTGAGAGGTACCAATCTTTGATAAGGAGTCACATCTTCCTCTGTAATATATAAAGCTATCTTTGTATGCTTTATATGTACTGATGGTATCGAGGAGCATTCTTCGTTCCTTTTCAAATAAATAGTGACTCTCGTAATGAAAACGATCTTCACCAATCTTATTCCCTTGCGCATCATATCGGGTTGCTGTGCTATCTTTTACATAGCTGCTATCTTTGGTAGCCTTTTCTGTTTCTCGCTTTTGGATATGTTGCCATTGCTCGAAGGCATAAGACAATCGGGTAGTGAAGAGGGAATCGAACTTTTTTTCACTCTGCTTGTCTGTGATGAAGGTTTGTGTAGTTACTGCTCTAGGAGTACTGCACCCTAAGACAGAAACAAGCGCAAGACCTACCACTAGGGTAATGGTTGCCCATTTCCAAAATCTTATATCATACCATTTCATCATTTATTCAATTTTAGATTACCATACGTAATGTAGCTAAGTCTGCGAAGCCACCCTTTAAGAAAACCTTTCTGGTCACCGACTGCGATTCTCTTTAGATAAGCTTTTCTATCCTTCTTGAAGGCTTCGAATAGTCTTTCTCCATTGGATTTATTAATGGCATACAGCGTCTTATTACCGATAATACCATCTGCTGTGATACCTAATACAAGTTGTAGATGTTTTACAGCTTTACTAACTCCGCTGTTATAAGCAAAGTCTACCAGCATATTGGCTACGCTCTGATCTTGGATTTGGTCCGCTTTGCAAGCGTTCCAATAGTTCTGCTTAAAAACTCGATGAAAGTCTTCCTCAGTAAGGCGTTTCACGTCTTCTTCGTTAAGAACACCATCACCATTCTTGTCGTACCCGACTCTTCTCCAGGTAGCAAGGGTAATGCCATATTTTGTTGGACCGCCCTTATCTTTCTTGTTATTTGTATATTTGTCCGTTTCCCAACTGAGGATAAACGGAACGAGTTTACTAGAATCAGCCATGTTTACTTCTCCTCCTCGCTATAATCATTTCTTTGAATAATGCAGCCAAATACAATAATGCTTACTATAATAGCTGCCACCATAATAATCGCTAACATCATATCTTTTCCTCCTTTTCCGTGTAATTTAGATAGTCTGACAAATATGGAATCTTCTCGATAAATTTGAAGCGCATGAGATAATAGAGGAAACTCACTACATACCAAGGAGGGGTACCCTTCTTAAATATCTGTTTCAAGTTCTTCAGAATATTGCATCCGTAGAACCACAATACTAGATACGAGATAAAGGAAACACATTGAACGGAACCTTCCATTTGTCCTTTGAATCGCCCGATTGCATATACTGCTGCACAAAGAACGAAGAACACGGTAGCGTGACCGATGCACACAACTGCTTTCTTCAACTCGAAGTTTTCTCCTTTTGCAATCATGCCACTAAGATAACCGAAAATAAAGTTGAGGGTGAAGACGATCATAAGCGAAGATAACTCGCCTTCAATCGGTTTAAGATAGGCGAGGAGTGCAAGAACTACGCCTACGACAATATCTTTAATTCTATCTGCCATACTATAACTATTTGATGATTAAACAATAATGCTGCAAATATACAACAAAATATTTAATCATCAAATAGATTTCACGAAAAAGTGCAAAACTTTATGCACTCATATAAACGTATATATATATTTTTGAAGGAATATTGTATATAATTGTATATAATTTCCTCGAAATATTGTATTTTTAAAAGCATCGAAATTTGGAATTAAAACAAAAAATCCCTATACCACGCCAATAGTATAGGGGAAATATCACATTCCTACTCGGAAAAGTGAAGCTCGATAAAATATTGCAAAGATAAGCAATAATTCCGAAACCACCAAATTTTTCGTCATTAATTTCTCTTACTCTTAATGAAGTGAAGAATATCCCACTTCTTAAAATATCGGGTGTGCCCTCGCTTTTTGCATTCTCCGTTCGGAATGTCACCTCTAGCAACCATTCTATTCAATGTTGCATCAGAAACGTGAAGCTTCTCCTTGACCTCCTCGGTGCTCAACATAGGGTTGAGAGCATACGGCAGATAGTTCTCACAAAGGTCTTCTATCTCATCGCTGCTCATTCCGCAAGCAGTTACCTTCTCCCCTCTCTTCTCTTGCTCGTCTGCTCGAAAGCAAGAGTCAGACAACGATTTTAATAACACTCCCAAGGTGTGATAACCAAATAACTTTCCCATATCATTATAATCTAGAGATTAAACTTTGACAGCCCTTGCCTGAGTAATACTTATCGGCAAAACCATATACATAAAATATAATGGTCATTACAAGTATTACAACATTAGATTCCACCATTTCTTTGGTGGTAAAAACATTCCAGTATACGATATGAATAGCATTTATCCCAAATAGGTAGATGATCATCGGAATACGCCATCTGTAGCAGAGCCAAAAGAATCTGCTCGCAATTATAAGTATAAGCGGATGGATGTAAACGGAAAAATAGATAAATGCTGCCGATACCCAATTCTCCTTAAACCATACGCACATTTCTTTTTCATGAGACGCAAATGTTACCATGCATGCAATATGAAAAAGCATGATAAACAGAGGCATCACTTCACAATAATACTTAAACCAAATGAGTAGCTTTATGCTGTAGCCTCTACCTGCAAGGATAATGACGTTTATCATTTCGCTAACGTCCATGTCCTTAAACATTACTCTTGACAACTGTACAACACCGACTGATTGAACTAACCGATGGACTTCATCTTCTTCCTCTTTAGTCATAAATTCTTCTCCTTTTGTTTTTTGATTTATTATTTATTCTTAGTTCCTCATTCTTAATAATAAGGAAAGTTCTGCAAAAATAAACAATTCTGCACAAAAATATTTATTTTGAGCAAAAATTTAAAGTTAAACTTTGCTAAAGTAACAATCTGAAAGTTTTGTTACCAAATTCTTGTTACCATTTTATCGTTTTTTGGTAACAGAAACATTGCGCTTTCAGATTATTTTCGTAACTTTGCGGCAGAAATTAAAACATTAAGATTATGAAAAAGTTAGAACCATACGAAAATCAAATGATGTACCTAGTAGGTGGCAGTAGGTTGCCATCAACTCCTGGAGAGCGAGAGTTGGAGCACAAGTGTAATCCGCACCCTAACGACTGGATAGATGGTATCTATGATTTCAACAAACTTCCTTTCGCTGTTAGAATGCAGAAAGGTCTAGTAACGCAAGCAGAGGAGGAACGAAGGAAAGTCAGATACGGCTATCTTAGTGATTTAATTCCATCTTTCGGTGGCTCTGATGCTCCAATATTTCGCTGACGGACGAGAAAATAATAAGGCGGTCACCATGTAGTGAACCGCCTTATCTGTTATCCTTCGAGCAAATCAACTATCTGACCATATCCACCTACAGCCATGACAGGACAGAGAATCTTCTTGATAAGAATAATATCCTCAGCTTCGATATCTACGTTCTCAGCATCCTTGCCTATCTTGCAGGCTATCCGATAAGCACGTAGCTTTTCTTCGCCCGATAGCTGCATATCCTGACGGTCTATCACTTCGAAGAGTACCTTACCTACAATATCACCAATAATCTGAGGCTTGTAGGTTTCCTCTCCATTCTCATTCTTAACTGGTGTTACTATCACCTCACCCTTCCAATTCTTGAAAGGTACATTGAAATTCTTTTTCATATTTATTTTGCTTTTATGATTATCTATTTATCCAATCCAAATCTTTTTCTCCGCTCCAGAAGATACCACGACCGAAATAGGTCTTATCCTCCTGGCTAGGTTTAAGTAATTCTGGGTTTATATATACAAGATTTATTGTTTCTCCACCAAGAAGTTTATGCCATCCACCGACATCACAGAAATATATATTACTATTATGGTCGTTGGCATTTATTGCCATCCAACGCTTACCTGTTCCTCCAGGTACAAACTCGTAATAATTTGTAGCAATATTTCGAAGAGGATTGAATACTACTATATCAATAGGACATCCGTTCGATTCTTTATTAGGACTATACAATGGAATTTTGTATACGGTTTTATTGTCATACGTAGTATGTTCAAGATCCATAACTGTATATCCGCTATCATATCCGTCTGGATAAACGCGCATACTACCACCATCTACCACTGCCAATGTACTCTGTCGATGCCCAAAGGCTGAACGACACCATACATTACTAGCATAGAAACGCCAACCTCTTTTCGCCGCAGAATTATATCCTTGATTATAAATATCTGCATCAAATGTTATACGGCCAGAACCATCAAAATATATTGAACCAGCGCTTTTAGTTCCATCAGAACTAACCGCAGTCAATCTATAAAAAGAGCCTGTCACACCCTTCAGTTCTCCTGCGAATATACCCTTAGACGCATATAACGAACCATCTTTCGTTACTCTGAAAGGCGCATCCTTTGCCAATGCTGCACCAAGCCAAAGCGGACACATATCATTACCAACTACAGCATCAGCTTTATCGAAGTTACCAAAATGACCTATGACACTTGCACCTTCCGAACTCCTTGCATAAACATGGTTCACGTTGATAGTTTCTGCATCAATAAGGTTAGCATTGAGCTTGCCATCAGCAAACAACGCCACCTCTGTAGTGCCGTTATACACCTTAACCTGTTCGGCTTTTAGTGCAATACGATTCTCTCCTATAAGAATACCGCAATCGCCCATGTCCGCCACCAACTGAGCAAAATCAGACAACTTACCGATATTCATCAGATTATTGGTAATGAGCGTAACTTTCTCCTTGAATACCTCATCATTGTCAGTTCGTGCCTTGCGGTTGACACGCTGTGAGGCAAAAAGATGAACATCTCTTGTCATAAGCTATTCTCCTTCTAATGAGTTCTGATATAATTGTCTATAACATCTGTAGCTACAGCCTTCGCCTTCGTGCGCCACTCCTGCATGGCGTTATACTCAGCTTCGTGTTCCTCGTCATCGGCATCAAGCTTCTTACCATCCGCAATTTTGGCAAGATTGGCGAAATGGTTATTGATGATAGCTTGCATCTTATCGGTCGGATAAGCAGATGAGACGATTGCATCAACAACCTTACCTCGCTCCACAGGCTGCTCGATACGGACAACGTGGGCGGCATAAGCCATTCGGGTAGTTCTTTTGCCTTTGTTGCTATCCATGCCGTTTTCTAACTCAATCTGCTCAACATCGAAATTGATGCGAATAGTATTACCCTCATACTCTATCAGACTAGGTGAGTAATCGAATGTAGACTTTTTAATATTCATGACAATATCCTTTCTTTTTTTAATATTACACTTATGCTTTTGTTCCTACTATTCTGAAATCAGGGTTGCCGCTCTGATTCATTCTACGCAACTTACCCAGGAACGGGAATTTATCATTGTCTGAGCACCATTGCAACTGCTCAACGAGTTTCTTGTTGTTGGTGAAGAACTTAAACTTCTGTCCATTCTCCTCAACGCTAACAACATTACTCTTCCCTGACTTATGAACCTTGCTATCTACATCAAATTCAACATCAAGGGAAACAATAGTTCTCTCGGCAAAGTAGCTTGCACTCATCCTCTGACCTTCGAACATTCTCTTGCCGTTGGCATCTCTGTCCTCAATCTGCGGCATCTTAAAATCATCAAAACTATTCATTTTCGTTATCATTCTCCATAGATTAAAACCATCGCAGTGCATCAGCCAACCCTTGTAGCTCATAGCTACCTGGTATCTCCTCATAGGATTTTTAAGGTTGTGCATCTTCTTCTTGAATTTCTCCTTCATGCGTTTTCTCAATAAAGTATGGTTGAAATAAAAACGGTAGCCCACGAAATCAAGGAAATGAGAATCATCAATTATCTGCATCCCGATATTGCTATGCAACTCCTGGTGCATCACATCATATGCGTATTGCTTTATGAAGTTCACGGCTTTCCATACTTCCTTCTGATTCTTGCCGAGGATAACCATATCATCACAATATATCTCTACCTTGACATCGAACTTTCTACATACCAATCTACATAAGATACTCATATAGAAGTTGGTAAGAGTCTGAATAGGATACAGACCAATACCTAGACCTTTCGGTAGGGCAAAGATAACTTCATACAGAAGTATTCTAATACCTTCATCAGTAAAGAAATCACATAGAGCTTCATATATCTCTTGCTGGTCTACGTTCTCATAGAACTTTATAAAGTCAAGTTTGCAGTAATACAACCTCCCACATGACTTATTTTCATCTATCCAACGTTCCGTCCTTCGCTTTGCGTATATCATTCCTCTGCCTTTTACACTTGCTCCGCTCTCTATGTAGAGAGCTTTAATAAGGTAAGGCATCAGAATCTGCATCAAGGCATGCTGCTCAACGTGGTCTGGGTAGTACGGAAGCTTATGAAGCTTTCTTACCTTACCGCAAGGGCATCGTCTCATACAATCGTGCCCTTCGCTAGTCTTGTAAGTTCCATCTATAAGACTTCTCTGTAATCTCAAAAGATTACCATTATAGTCTTTATCGAATATCACAACTCCCTTCTTGCCTTCCTTGCCCTTGCGTGATTTCCTTACCGCAATATTGAGGTTAGTCATATCACTAACAAGTTCTGCCTTCACCTTTCTATGCTTCTTGCGCAGTTTAGCCTTGCGCTTATACGCCAGCTCATGTGTGTCCGTCATCCATTTATATTTCAACCAATATTTCAAAAACCGCTTATCCTTAATAGGCTTTCTACACTCTCGGCTCACTGGCTTTCGGCACATACGTACAACTGTATCACTTACTTGCGAGAGGGGACTCTGTTGTAATCGGACATACCCAACCACTCATACCCAACGCCTTTTATCTTCGCTCTGTCGGAATAAATATCCCTCCATCGAGACAGGTTCAATCATGTGCTCTCTCGTCCAAGCTATCTCGTAGCTCTACGACTTGCGAGGAACAGTGTAAATTATATCGTCATTCTAAAAATAGAAATCTTGTGTAGTAATTCAAGCGAGCGCCGATGTTCGACCACGAGAACGAGAAACCGTTGTTCGAGGGCGCAGACGAAAGACCGCATAGCGACCCGTAGTCAGCGTAACCCCCAACGTTCAGCAGCTCCATGATGTATCACCTTTTCTTCACCCACTCCGTGGTTGTAGAAAAACCTTATCGCACGGAATTGGGTTGTTTGTATTTTTGTGCTTCTGCGAATCCTATTAAAAGGAGATTTCAACTTTCCAGTTTCAATCTTGCGTTTTACATTATTTTTATTAATTCTCTATTATTTAAATTCGGCTCACTGGCAGATGTACAGCCAACGCCCAGCGTTGGCTTACATCGCCATGAGCTCCGAACCGCTCACGATTGTCGGGTTTCCGTAGAAAGCCAAGCGAGCGCCGATGTGCGTGCTCGAGTGCGAGAAACCGTCGTACGAGGCCGCAGACGAAAGACCGCAAAGCGACCCGGCGTCAGCGCGACCCCCAACGGAAAGCAGCTCGCCACTTGTCGAAGCCCAGAATCCATCGCAGTAGTATGTGCTATCGCCACCTCCTACAGCCTGTGGAAAGGCATCCCAATATGTACCTAGCGTCTTTCGTGTAATATACTCTCCATTTGCGGATGATGGTACGGTAAACTTTCTGCCTTCAGCAGTATTGCTTACTCGGTTGCCGCTATAGACAACAGCGTATCGTGTATCGCCATCCATATAGAATCGAATACCTGGACGAAACTCCCAATGCTTACCCCATAAATCCTCAAAGCCAAATAATTTGACAGGGTATTGATTACTGAGAGTAGCATCGTTATAGAGCACCTTACCGCTGCCATCACCGAGAGAGATACACTTACCCATAGGTACATCACGACATGCTTCCCAAGAAGCACTTTGGAATCCCGCTCCAATTACAGATTGTGTATTAAGGTCACCGAAACTTACTTGTTCCAATGCTTCTATGAGGCATTGAAATCCATAGTTTGCAAGACCGAAGTTTGAACCAAGCTTCGGTGCGCAAGCCCAAAATGCGCTCATCGTTCTGGAATGCGAAGGAGTAACATTAGGTCTTGAATGACCAACACCGCTTGCATCTACGTACATTTTATATGCACCTACCCAGTTTGGCGAATCGAAAGTCTTGCCACCCGAAATAGGGAACAATCCTCCGAATTGCAAGGTCTTGTTCTCTGCCTTGAAGTGGCAATCTGGAACATGAACCATCGTCTCATACTTAGACGCATCATCCACCTTTGTTCCGTCAGCAAAGAACTCCCAGCTGCTAGGGTCAAGCTTTGCAGCATACACCTTACCGCTTACTACCTTCATCATATAACCACCCATTGCCCTCTGATACATATCAGCCATGAATGGCGTTGGCAGAGCGAATTTAGAGTTAGAAGACTGCTCCAATGTGATTGATGGGTAGAAAATATTGTTACCCATCATTTTCTGAAGGTCTCCGAGACTTAATCTTCGAAGAGATCCATCTACTACAATCAAGAAGGTTTGGTCGGGATTCATTGCCGTCACAAGCTTCTTTTCTGTTAATTTAACACCCATATCTTATATTTTTTAATTATACATATTAATCAATTAAAGGATTACCATCCTCATCAAGCAGGTAATTGCTATCTTCATCAATGAGATAGCCGTTGGCAGGTCTCTGTCCGTATTCTATCTGTTCTTCAAGATAATCGCTCTCAACATCGCCAAGACCCGACTCCTTGATTGAGAAGTAGCATGAATCTCCCTCTTGCCAAGACTTACTTGTAACGATATTACCGTTAGTTGCTTCGGTATGCCATTGCAATTCTACGATGCGGTTAGGGTATTCAACAACCCTTCCGTTGTACTCCAAAATAGCCTTGTTGCTTCTGTATATCTTACCCCATTCAATATCATTGCATACCATGAACTTAGGCTGACTGAAAGAAGGATAGAACCTAGAAACGGAAAATTGGAACTGAGCAACAGCCTTGCCGTTTATTACCGACTTGATGGTATAATTATTCTTCTCTACAAGTCTAAGGTCAAGTACAATCTCAGATGTGGAGATAGATATAATCTCGTTAGGGCTTGCAGCAGATGAAGCAGACATCTTAGTCGTTCCTCGATACAGCTCAATAGAGAATCCGCTTGTAATTCTATCCTTAGACTTATATACATCAATCGGAATGTGACATTCATACTGATTCCCGTCAAAGCAAGCGTTTCTTGCTTCCGTAGATGCAGATATGATATTATTAGCAACCTTATACTCATAGAGAGCCAGCTTATCAAGGAATGGGTTATAGGAAATATCGGTATCTTCCCGAATGCCCATACCATAGGTATCTGCACCCTTATCTGCCGTATACAGAGTGATAGGGTCAGCGGTGATATGCAATATAGAGTTCGTTCTATAATCATACAGGTCAGCTTCGAATTGCAACTGCTGCTTATCATTACTTGAGAGATTCCTCTTGATAGTAAGCGAACCACGATTAGATGTATTGCTTGTATCAATGCTATACTTACCGTTCCAAGAATTAATCTTAGATATGTCCTTCCATTCCGTTCCAGTGGAAACCTTCCATACCATATTGGCAAGAGACATATTTGACTGCTTGCTATCCCATGAATCATCCTTTGCCGTAGCATTGACTTGTGGGTAGGCAATACACTCAAAGCCGCTCTGCGTTCTGTCTGGGAAGAATTTATCGCCAGCCATAGTCTGCATGAATGGAGACTTAGGCGATGCGCACACTACTGATACAGAAACGTCCAAAGGGGCGAATTTTCTATTCGCCTTATTACTAACTATTGGCATAAGCGTTCCTCCTAATCATCAACTGTTAAATAAGCATCTGCTGACACCGATACGCCGATGATGTTTTTGTTCTCATCGATTGTGTCAGCATCCATCACAACAAATCCATCACTGACGTTCTTTGCCCAAGTCATAGTCTCCGAGCGTTTATTCTCGATGTTTCCTTTGCTATCAGTATAGATAACGAAGGTAACATTACCAGTTATACTCTTCGGTACTTTACCTGTCTCGCAGTTGGTAACGATACAGCGGAACGTCTGATTACTATCTTCATCAACCTGTCCTACCGAATTAAGAGCAAGCTGATAAATATCAGATATATCATCAATGCTGATACCTGTTCTATACACGGCAGCACCATCAACAATAAATTCGAGAACGAAGAGCTGGTGACTATCTACATAGAGCTTATCCGCATCTCCCGTCTTATCTCTGTGAATAATGATACCGCTTGCCGGATTTGGGTAAGTTCCTGCAAGGTCTGTTCCGCTACCACGATACAGATTAATAGAATAGGTAGAAACCTCTCCACCTGCGGAGTTGAACAGCCAAGGTATGAGGGTAGCTTGCGTCTGTCCCTTGCTTAATACCGTGGTATCAGCCGACACACCTCCAAAATAAGATGATCCACCCAACATAGACACCAATATATCAATGCTTTTCTGCATTGGATATATGCTAGCTCCCAATACGGCATCACCCGAATAGGTAAGAGTATCGGAATCTTGGTTGACCTTAGAAGCGAGGTCTCCGATAATAGAGAGAGAACCATCAGCATGATTAAGTTTGAATCTATTATCAACAGTCGAGGTCTCCCATCCAGCACCGCTAGATCTGAATCCTAAGTCCTTGCCGTTGTAAGCCCATGCGTGATTAGTCAGTGTCACGTTATTTTTACGTGCAGAGCCAACAGATGGAGTGATGATAGGATGCATTCCGCTCTCGCTCCAATTAGGTGACACGGTAAACGTATCTGGGTTCAAACCTTGAAAGAGCGGAACGCCATTCGTTTGCAGATTGATGGATAACGTGTCACCCTTCTGTGTTCTTCTGACCGCTGCAACAGCAGAAAGATGAATTTCTTTTCCCATATTTTTAATCTCCTATTTTTTAAACTTTAATATATTCTTGATGAATTTTTCCTGTTGTGGTGGTAGCGGTGAATGTAAATTTTGCTGTATCACCCTTGCCCAAATCGTCTTCTGTTCCATCATTAGACCAGACAATATCTATTGAGCCATTGAAGTTCTTAACCTTATCCTTAGTCGCCCATGCAGCATCATCTACGGAATCATCGGTTTTGCGTGTCACCTTCCATGATGCTACTCCGTTTGATACATCCTTATCACCAAGCATTAACTTGGAAGTAATGTTGTGAGTCTCGCCTATAGAGATACCGCTGTAGACAATATCGGTATATAGGATAACTTGCGGCTTGTATATATTCGTAGTCGCCTTCCAATAAGGCGAATCCTCAGATGGTTCATCGGTCGTGGTCTGTCCTTCTGGAGAGATACAGAGCCATCTTGTGCCAAGCCATGTAACCTCATCATAGTAGCTGTATTCCGTACCTTCCTTCCAATCACCACGATAGACGGGAGTCCATACCTTCTCGCCGCTGACGCTCACCATATTGAAGTATTTGCTCACGATGTTGATACCATCGAAGGAAACGTCAAAGATAGACTTGTCCTTCAGCGAGTATGTATTGATACCCCTATACATAGTGAACCTAGGTGCAGAATCGCCTTCGGTCTCCATCATCAGAAGGTGCTGTCGGCTCTTATCACTTCTGTTACCCATGAGGACGATGGTATCACCTACGGCAGGTGTGTCCGAGCCTTCCATGCAGTTATCCTTTGCTATCTGAATCCATGCAAACTTCTTTCCGTCATAGAGTTCGTGACCTTCAGCATCGGTGATTGCCTCGTTCTCGGTTGATACCTTTGTGACAAGTCTCCAATAGTCCTTGTTGCTGACGTTCTCATAAACTCCAGGTGCTATGTTGAATGTCTTGCACCTAACTTGGTCTTCCACCTTAAATGAGTTGATTGTTGCGGTCGTTCCATCATCTGCTAAGAGATAGCACTTCCAGCCAATCATTTCATTCGTTGTCTCGCTATATACTTCCTTGATGTAGCTTATCTTACCAGCAGCAGGGGAGAGGACGATATTACCTCCAACGTAGCTGAGTTCACGTATCAAGAGAGTGTTGAAAATAGCCTTTCCCCAAACTATCAAATCCGTAAGCAACATTTGAAACTTACCATCGCTTCGTTGCTTAATAGCAAAACCGCTCTGCTCTGCTTCGTTAAAGTCGAGTGACTTTAATAAGTTCACCAAGACACTAGATAAAATAGCGTTACCACTTCCGTCTATGCTAAACTCATTTGAGTGACCGAGGAAGAAGCCTTGCACGAACTTCTGCACCTTCTCCCAAGTGATTGTGCCCTTTGCGGTGTTATCCTGCAGCCTAGATACAAACTCCATCCTAGAACGTCTAGCAGAATAAACGTTACTATCGGATGCAGGAGTGGTATCGTTCATGCCAATTACATAGACACCTCCACCATTACCGCTTCCTGTGCCGCCTATCTGCATTCCATTCACCTTGATGGAATCAACCTTGTCTTCCAACTTACCCAACCGGCTAGTAGCTGCCTTTTCGCCTACTATGTACTGAGGATGGTCGTAAGGAATGTCCAGAGGTATCTCCATTCCGATGATACGAGAGTTTCGGTAGTGCTTACCATCCGCGTCCACCTGCGCAAACATATCATTAATCAGCTTTACCTGTTCACCGAGAGGATGGTAATCGTATATCCCATCATTGTAGAACTTATCGCCATCCATCGTGCAGGTGAAGTTTGAATTGCTGATCATGGTCTTCTGACAGTACTGCTTCGCTCTATCGAACAGAGATAACTGAGCAGTAGGGATGAGGTCCGTATCTGTAATCTTGGTTGCGTCCCAGTTGAACAGAAAGTACTTATCACCAACCTTTGGGCACATAACGCCATCGGGAAGAGTTCTTCCGTAAGTGTCATTAGCAACAATCTCAAAGTAGTTAACCTTGTCGATAACCTTGAAGCTGACATCGAACTCCATAGCCATGAGAGCACCGCTAGTGAACTTGATGCCTAAGGTGAGGTTACTCTTTATCCAACTCTCCTTGAAGTTATTAGTGAAAGAGTCTGTAGAAGTGACCTGCCAAAATGTCTGTGTAGTCTTCGTTCCGTCTTCGTTATCAACGGTGCTATCATAGGTCTTGATACTGCTGACCCTGCATTCAACCTTCGGATATTCTTCATCGAACATAACGACACCTTCGATAGCCTGCTTGTCATTCTTCACGACATTCACGTTCTCCAGATAGCCATCCTTGGCGTAGAAACCATCACTATCCACTTCCTTGTTAGGGAGCATGAGGTAATCAGTAGCAACACCATCGGTGGTGACGTCCGCATCGGCACCAGTGAAATATCCCTTCGGAATATTTCTGTCTGAGCCGAATGCGTACAGTCTCGTAATATAAGTTGACTTAGATTCCGAATAGGACATAGACAGAACATTAACATCCTGTTCGAATGTTGTCTGCCCTTCCATTTCGCAATATCCAAGGTATATAATAGAGCCATCTATCCACCACTCGCAGTTGAGCGCATCTTCGGAACAGATGGCGTTGAGAGCATCAAGAATACTGATGGAGCCGTACTCGATCAAGAATCTCTTCTGAACATCGAAAGCCTTGTTGTTGTAAGTAGTGTAGTCAACAGAGAACTCCTTGCCATTGTACGTAAGACCTAGCGCCTTGAGGTTGCCGAGTATAACGTTCATGTGTACGCCTACCGTTGTGGTAAGGCTGAAGGAGGTCTCGTTGGCTCCGTGCTGAGGGCGATACTTGCAAAGCTTATTCTTCCAAGACATATAGTAGGCATCCATCTGCATTTCGTAGTCATAGCCATCACTATCATTGTGCTTAGGGAAGTATGATGATGTAAGCTCAAAGTAGCCGAAGTCGGGAATCTCCACGGAGTCCCCAATCTCGAAATAGATAGGAGTTGCCGTAGTGAACTTCAAGATGATGTAGTGGTGGTCCATAAGCTGATACGACAGCTTAGAACCCTCACCGAAGTCCTCTAATGTGAAGAATACCTTATTATTTCTCTTTATCTGAATCATTGGCTTGTATATATTTACTTGTTTCACCTCTGTCACTAGGGTCTGGCTCGTTGAGTTTTAGGCTGAACTTTGCCATTTCCTGAATGAACTGACTGAATTGTGTGCAGGAGAGATAGATGCACCGATACCACACATTAGGCTGGAATCGGGTGCGGATAACCAACTCTCCCTTGGCAAGAACCTCCTCGCAGAACCTAGCATAGTTCATCATGAACGTATCTGAGTCCTTGGCGGTCATATTGAACGGCAGCGTTATCTCCCTCTCATCCAATCTAGGATTGTGCTTGATAACTGACTTTCCGTCCTTAGAGCGATACTTGTTGCTGATGAACTCCTTGTTTGGTGCAGGGGTCATGAGCGTGCTGAGGGCGGTTTCGTCTAGGAAAATACCCCATGTAAGGTAGGCATCCATGCCATTGATATAAAGTTGTCCCTTTAGCATAGCTATTTAATCATTAAATAACCTCATAGGCTTCGCTGTGAGCCGCTTTTACCATTGTTGAGTATAATTGTAAGGGCTGACTAGCGAAAAAGCCTGTAGAGGTCAAATATCCTTTAATCTTCTGTTCATATCATCCAGCTTGGTTCCGAAGTCATTATAGGTGAGCTTTGAATACTTCACGATGTCTTCGAGGTAGCTGTTTGTCATAATCATCATGTTTCTAATCTCCAATACCGCACCATTGGTTGAGATTCCGAGTGTAACGATGCTCTCCATCTGTGATATGGTGGTAGTCATATTCTGAGCGATGGACTCTCCTGCAATCTGCAGGGCGGTGAAGCGACCATTCAGCTCGTCTGCGGTATCTTGCCCCATAGATGCCCATCCTCCGCTTGTTGCAGTCTGTGATGAGGATGAAGAACCAGTGTAGCCAGTCACCTTTGCCCAATCATCACGCCTCTTCAAGCCTTCCTGGACAATATCATCGTAACGCTTATTGAATGCTTCTATGTCGATTTTCGATGAATCTCCATTTGCTGCATCTATTGCGTCTGCCCAATCCTCATAGAGTTTTTTCAATTTCCCATTCATGAGGTCTTCCATCGAGTAGGAGAGAAGAGCTTTCTGCATCATTTCTGCGAAATCATCAGAGAAGTCCTGCGCAGACTTACTCATATCCATGAGGTTACTGATGAAGTTATCCTTCATGCTATCAAAGGAAATCTGAGTAATTGACTCGCGCCATTGCTCAGTCAGCTCATCAAGATTACCAGCAAGGTCCGCATAGTCTTCGAGTTTGTCAAGAACCGACTCTCCGTAAGCAGAACGTCCTTTGTAATGCTTACCTGTTCCTCTGATCTTATCAACCAAATCTTGGTATGAAAGCAACTTCTTCATTTCCTCTGGTGTGAGGGTGGTAATATCACCATTGAAGTCACTCTTTACGTTCTGTCTGATTTTAGCCAACTGCTCATTACTGAACCCGCTCCAATAACTACTCCATGAGTGGTGCGAACCATGATAACTCATCTGTTGCTTCGCAATCTCCATGACGTTGTGGTTGTAAGTCTCCTGCTGCCGCTTTGCTTCCTTGTAAGCATTGGTGGACTCCTTACCATACGTACCTGTCATGGTGTCTTTCAGCTTGTCGATGGACTTCTGTAATCTCTCGTTGGAAGAAGTGAGGTTGTTAATAGCTTCCTGTACTTTCTTTGAATTTCCGTCTCCACCGAACAGACTATTGAAACCACCAAACGAAAGAGTGTTGAGTATATGAGAAACGTTGTTCCCGATACTCTTCAATGGCTTCATAACGATGTCACCCGATAAAGCATCATCAAGGATGCCCGTTACTGCGCCAAAGACTGTGTCCATGAGGTTGCTGATGAGTGTTCCGAAGCCATCTTTCAGAATATCGAGGATGCCGAGTATTGCGGAGATTATTTCACCTGCCATACCGCTATCTCCTAAAGCTTTCGTCAGAGATTTGGCTGCGTCACTATCTTTACCGAGCAACCCTTGGATGCCCTTTGCAAGCGTGTTGGCAACGTCCTTCTGCATAGAGCCACCGAAAAGCTTGTCAAGCCCTAGGATAGAGTTTCCTATGCCTTTGAGCGACCCCGATGTAAGACCCTGCAAGCCATTTTCAAGCTGCTGAAACTGAGAAACTGCCTTCTGTGCAGATGTCTGCAAGTCTGATGATGCCTTCTGAACTGATGAACCGAACTCCAAAACATTGTTAGATGCGGTAGCGAGTACGTTCTGCGCTCTAGAGAGGTTGCCTTCAGCCTTGCTGATACTTGTCTTGTCACCGCTCTTCTTAGCCTTGGCGAGGTCTTCCTGCGCCTTGGTGACAGCTTTCGTGGCTTCTGCCTCACGCTCCTGTGCATCAATATAGCCCTGCATGGCTGACTGATAGGCGTTGATGTCATCCGAAACCTTCTTGAAGATGTCACTATCCCATACGGTGGCAGAGCCTTGTAGTTTGGAGATAAGTTCCTGTATAGTCTTCTGTTCATTAACATCTGTGGTGCTCTTGGAGAGCTCCTGCAGCTTCTCAATGGTAGGCTCCAGTTGGTCCTTGAACATAGCTCCGAAGTCTCCGAAGATGCTTCCCCAATCGATGTTCTGTCTGATGGAATTTATCTCGATGGTTTGGAGGTCCTTCTTTCTCTGCTGCTGAAGAGAGAGCTTTTCGCCTTTCGTCTGAGCCTTGGCAATCTTCTCTTCGTACTCCTCGGCAATGGCTTGCTTCTGCTGATAGAGAGAACCATACTCCTTCAAGTAGTCGCGCATAGAGGTAAGGGCTTCCCTGTTGACCTCATCAAGCTTCTTGTTATACTCTTGTGTAGCGAGGTCTCTAGCCTTATTGAGGGCATTGGACTGAGCAGAGGTAAGGGATGCCTTCTTGCCAGCTTCCTTGTTCTTCTTCTTGAACTCTGCTTCCTGCTTGTCAATCTCGGCTTTGCGCTTGGCATAGTCATTCTTGATTTCAGCAAGCTTCTTCTCGGTGCCTTCCTGCATCTGAGATATATCGGTGTCGATATTTTCCTGCTGCAGCTGCTTCAAATCCTCATTCAGTTCTTCCTGGGCCTTCTTCCGGTCTTCTGCCTGCTTCTTGGCATCGGCGGCTGCTTTCTTGGCTTTGGAAGCGTTCTTCTTGGCATTGGCTTCTGCCTCTTCCTTCTCACGCCGCTTCTTCTTAGCATCGTCTTCTGCCTTGGTCTGCTTAGTGTTCGCCGCATTGGTATAATCCCATCCTCGCTGGGCAATATCGTTGGTTGACATCCATTTACCATTGACCAGCGCACCAGACTTCTTGTTGTTTGCAAGGTCGCGTGCCAAAGCAGAGAAGTATTTACCTAAGCGTCCTAGCTCCGGAATATTCATATTCTGCATCCACGATGGTATCTTGGCATCGAAGTTGACGTGGAAGTTGATGTTGTTCTCGGAATAGTTCTGCATGAACTCCTTGACACGGTTGTAGAGAACGTGTACATCCTCGCCGGCACCCTGGAGTTGCTTCTGCAAAGCATTTATCCTGTTCTTGGTTGAGGTAGCCTTATTACCGAAATCCTCTGTTGCATCTGCCGCCTTGTTGATATTATCTGCCTCCTCGGTATGCAGCTTCTTTGCAGCTAGAAGTTCGTATAGATAACCAATCAATGCCTTCCTGGCATCGCTTGTCTTGTCTCCTGTAAAACCGAAAGCATTAGCAAGCTTTTCAGATTCGGATATCAAAGAAGCCTCTAACTGATTGTATTGCTTCAGATAGGTCTGATACTCCTTGGAGTGCTCATTCAAGCCAGCCATCTTCTGTGTTAGGTCATCAAACTGCTTGATAACCGAGTCAGATACGATGTTCTGTATGCCGACGGCTATACCGCTGCTAGAGGTTCCATAATCCTTCAACTTACCCAAAAGGGCTTGCTGAGCGCTATCAACACGGTTGTTGTAGTCTTCATTAGCCTTGGAGATTGCATTGGCTCTGTTGCGCTCTGTAGCCTCCAGCTTGATTTGCTCGACGAGTTCTTTAGATTTATCTATCTCCTGCTGCTTAACATCCACAAGGTTGCTCTCGTCTTCCTTGATCTTGTCAATAGCAATCCCGTAGTTGTCATAGATGTTTGACAGCTCCTTGATGGTGTCCTTGTAAACCTTGGAGCCTTCCTTTGCAGTCTTCAGAATGGAGATTAGCGACTCGACCTTGCTTGATGCTTCATTTGCACTCTCAGTAAACTTTTCGGTCTTAGAAGCTGCATCATCCGCAGACTTTCCAAATACTCCAAAGTATGTGATAGCTGATGCAACTAGTCCTATTACAATACCAAGAATATTGTTCATGCAAGCCGCATTAAAAGCAGTCATACCCTTTGAAGCCTTTAAGAGTGCATCACTCATTCCGAGAAATTTAGCCGCTGCATTCAGTGCAATAAGACTCTTCTCAATAGCTATAGTTGCTATTACTGCAGCCTTGTATGCTCCATACGCTGCAACGACGGTCATAAGTACCTTGCCTACCGTCTCCCAATTCTCAACGAGGGTGGAAACGACTCCCAATCCGGTATTGATGACACCCTCCTGGGATTTGCCGAGGTCATTGAACATCTGCTCGATGGCATCATCAATGTTGCTTATCTGACCGGTAATAGTCTTGGACTTAGCCTCCATCAAGCCACCGAACTTACTACCCTCAGCAGTCATACTCTGCATTGCCTGGATGAATACATCGCTGGTTACCTTGCCTGCCTTGATTTGCTTCTGTACCTCCTTGATGGCGTTGGTAACGTCAAGTCCCATAACCTTGGCTATCTCGTCTGCGATAGGAATGCCTCGGTTGAGGAACTGGTACAAGTCCATCGTGTCCATCTTGCCCTTGGCGATGGTGGTGCCGTAAAGCATCACGAGGTCTTTAAGGTTTAGACCCATACCTGCTGCAACGTCTCCCAATCCGATAAGCGTCTTGTTGACATCCTCGGCCGCTATGTTGAACGCAAGGAGCTGCTTGGCTCCCTCTGTAACGTCTTCAACCCCGAAAGGTGTGATGGCTGCCGTGCGGATCATCTGCTTCATGAGAGCATCAGCTTTCTCCTCAGACTGCAACATCGTCTTGAATGCCATTTCTGTCTGCTGGAACTGACCGCGGACCTGCATCATCTGATTGACGAACTTGCCAATGCTCCAACCGCCAATGGCAATGTTCATGCTGTTCTGTATATTCGAGATTACATCGTCAATAGACTTTCCGTCCTTCTCAACCCTCTCGGCAGTCTGATGAACTGCGTTCTGAATGTCTCGAAAACCGGAAACGACCTTGGCTGTCTCGACTATTGTATCGAATTTAATGCTTGGCATAATGTTCTATTTTTCCTTGAATTTATACTCTGTTATAAAGAATCGCCGGGGAAACACCACATGTGAGTGTTCGATATGGGAACTTTACGTGCGTGCGCAGGAAGACTTCGGTTAAATCTCGGTCTCTGACTCTATCACCGCCTTCATGACCGCCTCCTTGTTGTTGCCATCGATGACCTCTTCCCCTGCTGCCGGTATATGGGCTTTCTTCCTCTCGTCGTCTGACAGATAGATTGAAGTAATCTTGTCTTTGAGCATGAGAGTCAGGTTGTTATACGATATTCCCCATACCACGTAGTCGAAAGTCCATCCGTATCTTTCGCAAGCAGCGTCTATGAGAGTTCCCCATATTGTCTTGCCCCCGAAGATGAAGCTATTCTCCGACTTCTTTGCTGCGTTGACTTTTGCCATACGCTTCGCTTCTTCTTCCATTCCTGTCTCTTTGGCTATTGTCTGGTATGAGTTAGCCTTAAGGATGATGATGAGGAGAGTGGCTATATCCTCGTTGGAACATTCTTTGAAGATTAGCTCCGTCTGCTTGCTTACGCATTTGGAGTCTAGTATTTCGTTCTTTGTATTGAGTGAGTGATATGCAATCAATCTGCAGCATGTCTCCCTTTTGGTGTTTGCAACTCGCAATGCTTCCAAGAATGGATCAGCTTGAAGTAACTCTTTGTCTAGCTCCAAGCTATCTACCAACTGCGACGTTAGGTACATCATGCCCAGTGTAGTAGGGTAGATGTTAACGTGAGCGTGCTCAGTATCAAAGCCTATCGGCATATCTGTGAGCGTATTCGATATAATGATTCCTAACTCTTCCATATCACTCGAATTTAAATTGTTGGCACCCAAGGCAGGACTCGAACCTGCGACTTTCAACCAGCTTTTGAAGACCCTGGATTTTTTTTTTGCATGCGACGGACTATTTGGTCTCGCTCTCCCAACTGAGCTACTTGGGTAGGTTGCCGGCTGATAACCCTCAGTCGGCAGAAGGGATATTAGGATATGCCTATGTCTCTTCGTAAGTTTCCGTGATTTCAGCAGGAGCGGTATTGCCATCCTGCGGCTTTTTGAAAGTCAAGGCATACTTTTCACCTGTTCCCTTTGTGGCAGTAATGACACGCCAACGGTAAGCACAATAGACTTCCTCGTTCTTTGAATTGACAGTCTTAGCTACCACGTCACCCTCTGGGATAAGAGCTGCGTGGGTATAAGTGATGGAAGCACCTTCTTCTGTTGTATAGCCCTCCTCGGCACCGATGGTGGTATTACCCATGTAAACGCCAGGAAGCTCGGCGTCTTCTGGCTGGATAGCCAAACGGTAGTTACCCTCAATGATACCATCAATAGTCTTGAATGGCTGCGACTGGTTCTTCTTGATGAAGAGCTGATATACAGCCTCGTAGGTAGACTTCTTTGTCTTGCGGTCAACAATTCCGCCACCTTCCTCAACCTGGGTCATAGTATCGCCTTTCGTTGGAGTAACAGTAGTAGTGCCATCCTTTGGAGTTGGGAGCTTAGTCCACTCATTCTTTTTGCTACCTACCTCTTGAACGTAGATAGTGCATTTGCCCCATGATGTTACTGACATAATTTAATCGTTTATGAGTTTATATTCAACTTGATTATTTATTACATGTTCTCCCGTGCTTGTTGCATATACCCTCTGCTCAATAGCGTGGGCTGCATATTCGCTCGTTCTGAACGTTTCCAAGAGATTCCAAGCCATTTTGCAGATTTCGTCAACTCTGATAGTGTTCTCCTCGAACTGCCCATCTACGTCCTGGTCTTGTGTATAAATATTTACATTTATAATTGCCGTTTGAAGCTGCGTTCCCTCATTAGCCAAGATGGAGATAACGACATCTTCCTTATGAGAATTATGCGGTCTCATCGTCTTTGACAGCTTGCCATTGACGTTGTTCATGAAACCGCTTTCGTTGATGTACCGGTAAACATCTGTCTTAATTGCTCCGTCTGATTTCATATCTTCCACTTGTTTATTTCATTAACTGCTGAGTCTATTGCTGTCTTCACACGCTGCTCTACAATGGATGTGGCCCATATCTTCGTTGATGCGAGGACATCCTTGCTTTCCAAGGCTTCCACCTCTCCTGCGTATTCCATTCCGGCAACGACAACCAAAGCATAAACCCTGGAATATTCCTTAGCAAGGTCATTGATCATCTTCTTGCCCTTTACAGAGCCGTCTGTGCCACTGAGAACCTGCGAAAAGGCTGATTCCATATATTTACTTCCCTGCTCGTACACGGCGAAACCTATGGAGCTTCTTAGGTTGCCCGTATGGTCTATCCAGCTTTCCTTGGCAGACCTGTTACGGATTCTAACCACAGATTCGTCTCCTAGCTTGCTCAATGCCTTAAGCACATTCTCCTGTATCTTCCTTGCGGCTCTTTGTAGGAAGGCATCGAGAGCGGAAGCGCTGGTTGTCATTCTTATGCCCATATCTTACACTGGAGTTGATAACGATGAAATCCCTTGACCTTGATAATTACCTCCTCAGCCCCTAAAATATCTAGCTTGATAAAATCCCCATAAGAGAACTTTTCAATCCCTACGGGCAAGTTATGCACTTCGTAGGAGTAGTAATCAATAGAACCGTCAGATGTAACTAACTTGTTGGCCTCGCCAGCAGGAACTACATCACAAGTGCAGCAGAACTTCCACTCGGTCTTGCCCTGGTGATAATTTCCATCATCATCTGTATAGCCAGCTACCTTCTGCTGCCGGTATAGCTTTGAGGCATGAAAACTCAATAGACTCATCAGCAATTAATGTAAACTGTCGGCTTCGGAGTAAGTGAAACCTCCTCCTCTCCGATAGAGTTATATAAACGATTGACTTGAACTAATATAGCCTTTCGCTGGTCTTCCGAGAGGGAACCTATTGATTTGTCCGCTTCGGAGAAGCTAACGGCTTGTATGAGAGAAAGCAGACAGTCGGCAAGCGTTCCTTTGTAGGCGTCACTTCTGGCAACGTCACCAGTGAACTCTGATTCGATATCGAGGTCACGCTTTATGCAGGCGTTTTCCACGAAACCATAGGGGATAGGTATGTGTACCTCATCCACCAAAGCTTGTCCGACCGTCTTCATGATTACTCCTCAGCTTTAGCTGCCTTTTCCTTAAACTCCTTCTTCTTCACAGGAGGAAGCTCGTTATAGGCATCAATAACCTCCTTGTCGCTGGCATCACTAGGAAGTGTAGCACCGAGAGCGTTAAGAGTTGTGATAGCCTCTGGCTTCTTGTAGGTCACATCAGAGATTGTTACCTTAGCGTCCTCTGTATCAGCTTTCTCCTTTTCGGTATCAACCGAAACGTCTGGGTCTGCCAACTTAGTATTAATCTGATAGATTGTGTCAACGTCCTCGATGACAGGTAAGCAGTATGCCTGCACCGCAGTTGTCTCACGCAATGGATCAGTTGTTGAATACTGAGAGATAAGCTTGTAATCAATCTGCTGATAGGTTACACCTGCCACTCTGTTGGTTGCCTCTGCTACCTGACCGTAAACGAGGGCACCAATCATCTGTGAGCAGACACCGATAATCATATCGTTGTTCCAAGGCTTAACGCTTTTCTTCACGCCATCATGCTCCAAACGGACAGTACGGTTGATGATGCGGAATGATACACCGGTCTCGTCCAAGAATGCCTCCTGGAATACGCTGGCAGTAGGAACCGGCAGCTTTGTGTTAGAGTCATAAGTCTGCCCCTTGTAGTTGGCAACAAGCTCGCGAGCGTCCTGTGCCTTCTTCAATTCGTCAAACTTAGCCTTTCCGATCCAGAAGATCAAGATGGTGTTGCCATCATTCGATGCTCGCTCGATACATTCCTTCAAGTCTGCAACTGTAACACCATTATCAACGTTGCTGATGCCGAGCTGATTTTCTGGCAAGTACTGATACTTGATACGGAGCAACTCCTTTGGATTATCGTCGTCACGAACAGCTACGTAGCCGTTAGAAAGGCCATACAGAAGGGCGTACTCATTACGCTCATCAACACCGACATTACAAGCTACCGGGTCCTGCGCCAACTTACGGCGAATCTCTGCCGTCTGGCCTCCCTGTGCTTCCATGAGTCTGAGAGCGAGGATATCTGACTCCTTCAGGAACTTCTTCATACCGACCTTTGGCAGTTTGCCGTTGGCGGTTGAAATCTTGTCACGAGACTTCAAAGGAACCGGAGAATCCACTGCCACGTAGTCAGCAGCTACGTAAGAGGTATCAACTGTGTCGGCTTCCCATTTGTTGTCGGTAGAATAAACGCGGCGGAGAATGGATGTATCCTTGTGGAGATACGTCATCTCGTTCTTGCGCTTTCCGTTAATCTTCTCAATCAATGTCTTCAGGATTGGGAAGAAACTCAAGATATACTTAAGAAATAAAGAACTCTGTTGCATAAATCACCTCCTTAACCGATTGCATCGTGTCCCCACTGAAGAGTAGGAACGGCTGTTTTCAAAGCTGCCTTGATCGTATCGACAGGATAAGGGACAGCCTTATCATTAGCCTCACCTGCCGTCATAACACCTACATGAGGGGTATCTACCGGAGCTGTTGTCATACAGACACCTACATACTCGTGATTTTCCGGCAATGAAGCATAAGCCTCACCTGTTACCGGCATTGGCTTGTACTCGCCAGACTTGGTATCACGAATGATAATGTGTCCGCACTGGATGAACTCTCCAGAGAAACCTGTCATGTCAAGAATGACACCACCCATGATGCCATTCACGTAATTTCTGATGATTACAGACTCCTTGCCTGAATCAAACGTTTTTGTCTTGCTTACGCCATACATAACTTTTAAAATTTAAAGATTACATAGTTTCGGCAAGCTCATCAATCTCATTGTCCTTGATAACCTCAACCTCTTCCTTCTTAGGCTTTCTCTGAGCCGCAGGAGCACCAAGCTTTCCGAGACCTTCGTTAGCACGCTCTTGATCGATAGCTGCCAAGTCCTCCACAACACCATCATAGAAATCGTCGAAATCAGATTCGTTCTCGAACTTCATCTTGTCGAAATTCTTCAAGACAGTCTTTCCGAACGTACCTTTGTCCTTAAGGAGTGCCTTCAGCTTAGAACGGCGGCCATCATTCTCACGCTCTGACTTCAAACCGAGGATTTCGGTCTGCAGGGCTTTGTTTTGGGTAATGAGTGCCTGTGCCCATGCTGGGACCTGCTCTTCTTTCTCTTTCTTCTGTTTGCGGATTGGTTTCTTGTTGCCGGCAGGGTCATCATCATCGTCATCGACCTCGTCGTCATCCAAGTCTTGACTATCCTTAAAGCTCTGGATAGTACGCTGCGCGGTCTTTTGCGCAATCTTAAGATAAGGAAGAACCGCATTGACCTGCTTTTCAATCTCTGCGTTTACATCCTCGTCTGAGGCTTCTTCATCGAGTTCTAAGTTATTGGCAACATCGGCAGCAATACCCTCTAACTCCTCTCTACTGAACCCCAACGCCTTTGATTTGGGTTTCAGAATAACTAAAACTTGCTTCGTTCTTTTTTTCATTCTAACTAAATATTTAATTGAACAATAAAATTCAAGAAATATCCCAGTACGAAGCGATAGCAATAAGTAATGCTGCAAAATTATAAAAAAAATATTTAATCACCAAATATATTGCAAGGAAATATACTTAATGATTAAATACTTTATGGTTACATATAAATGTTACTCTGGATAATTGAGCTTATCCGGTCCAGCTGTGGATAGATATGCGGAGAACATACCACATAGCTCTTTTGCTCCGTTTAGGTCGTTCAGCTTGTAATTACCGCATTCTACTTCCGAAGCACCCGGAATCGTCTTTGATAGAGAACATGTCTTGAAGGCATCAACTATCATTTCCTTTATGAGCTTTGAAGTCCACGTACCTTTAAGGATAAGATAGAAACCTGTAAGACAACCCATCGGTCCAAAATACAGAACGGAATTGCTAAGAGGGCTATCATTGCGTAGGTAGTCCGCCATCAAATGCTCTATTGTGTGCGCGACAGCAGGTGACATCATATCTTTGTTTGGCTTGCACACGCGAATATCGAATGTGGTAGCAGTCTCCATGCCCCATTTATCTACTCTCGAAACATAAAGACCTGGCTTCAGTTTCGTATGATCAACTTTAAAACTTGGTATCATTCTCTAATAATTTACAAACAACACTAAATGCCTTTTCGGCAAGACTATTCCAAAAACCTGCATACTGCTCGGTCTGGTTCGGCTCAAGGGGATTATCGCTAATAACTCGTATGGACGTAAAACCAATACCCTTCTTGTAGCATACCTGCGCGAGGGCAGCAGACTCCATGTCAATAGCACATACGTTATAAGAATTAGGAAGAAACTCCTTAATTGCCAATACCTGCTCCCTCGTAGTGACAAACTTATCTCCCGTAGCTATGGTTCCTAATCTGAATCTTTCATCCATATCAATCCAAGAGAAATCAGAAGGAAAGACTGCCGGCATACCTTGAACTTGCCCGTTGGCATTCGGTTCGCCGCAATATACATCGTGGTAGCAGTACGAATTGCCAATCACGACATTACCAGGTTTCAATCCTGCAACGGCAGCACCGGCACATCCTACCGATATAACTCTTGTAACAACGTCATTTGCGACAGAAGAGAAAAAATCGGTTAAACCGATAGCAGCATTTACCTTTCCTATTCCCGTCTTAAACAACACCGTGTTTTGCATATCCGACTTCATAAGCCATTCTCTGATAAGGTCGTATTCCTTATCCATAGCGGTAACTATGACAATCATTACGCACCTCCTTTCGTTAACTTAAGCTTCTTGCAACGGTTGTAAATAGCGTTCTCGTCCACGCCAATCTTGGTAGCAATGGCTTTTACCGGGTACTTGCCATACATTCTGCGAATGATGAAATCCTCGTCAGCAGTAAACACGTGGCTCTTGCTGATACCCATTTCCTTCATCTTTCGATGGATGGCCCAATAATTACGATTGAGCTGCTTTGCAATCTCCGTTGTCGTCATCACCAAAGCGTTAACCTTGATGAACTCAATCTCTTCTGCACTAAAATGTTTTCCTCTACTCATTATTTAATATTTGGGTTCGTTAAGCCGCCCAAGGCTTTCTTTCTCTTTCTGTTATATCTTCTGTTTGCAGCAATCCTTTCAGCGTTCTCTTTACGATAGACTTCCATTCTTGCTAATAAATGTTCCTTATGCTCCTGGTAGTACCTTTTATGGTATTCCCGGATATCTTCCTCACTTCTCGCCATGAACCTTGTCTTTTATAAGTTCGTACAGTGATGGGCTGAGTGTGCTCCATTGGTCATTCTTGTCTTTCACGAGATAGAATCCATCAGGGACATAGAACTCTCGATTTTTCAACCTAACTATCAACGTCTGCTTCGTGCGGTCTCCGCTGACAGTCTTTACTAACTCTGAAACGTCCGGGCATTTCCATAATTCTTGGATGTTCTCGGAAGATACTTTAATTGCAATCATATCACTTGAATTTAATGATGAAAAATTCATGATCCAACCACCTGCCTGGGCAAAGACCTTTCTTCGGCTTGCCGATGGTTATACTCTCAATCTCCTTTTCTACCTTTGGGCTATCGTCATAGTAGCCGTTCTTGAAGAGAACGTGAGTGAATGGTACGAACTTCATTGTACCATTATTCAGTTTCTCCTTGATAGTATTGATGTCTATAAGCATTTCAAATGTCTTACCGATATGAAGCTTATCGTACTTATCGAAATCTTTGAATTTCTCATCCTTGATAAGGAGAAGGCGACTCATCCAAAAATCTTTAATTACCCGATACTCTTCATTCTTTTCGCCCGACACTATCATATCGAACCATTCCTTGCTGACTGTGAGGCTAAGAACCTTCTTCTTTGCTTCTGATAAATACTTATCCATTACTTTAGTTAATCTTTCCATAAGCTAACTTATTTTCTCTCTGTTGCTACTACAAAGAAATCGTCACCAATGTCTTTTCTTCTATTCAACTCTTTGCAAAGTACAGATGTATCAGCAAGGTTGATATGCTGGTTTACATACTCCTCCTTATCTGTGAAGGTAAGGAGTGTTTCATCTAGGTTACTTACTTCCTCTATATTCTCCACACTTTTCGAAAGAGATTTGATTTCTCCATGGATAAAGTCATACACATTTTTATCGATAACTTTCTGTCTTGTCAGAGTTTCGACTACTGTTTGAATCTTTAAGATTGATTTTTGCATTTCTTGTTTCATGATCATATTTTTTTAGTTTATTTGAACTACCTAATATATCTCTAATATCGAAAGGATTTTTACCAGCCAACCTAGCAAGGCAATTCATTAGCTTACGAGAATATCTTGCAGTAATCTTTTCTGCCTTTACGATACGATGGTCAACTCTGCCATGACCGCCACCTTTAGTGGCATAATACAAAGCCCATCTAGGCTCCCAGTATTGCTTAATCTTAGACAGCTCTTTCGATACGTCCAATCCATCCAATATCATACTCATATAGCGAGGACTTCCGTAACAATACTTCATTAGTTTCTTTGCTAATCTTGCTTTCATAATGCTAAATTCTTCTTTTAATCACGACATTCCATTTGTCTTCCGAGAAAATCTTACGGATCGTTTCGATACATTTATTAAGTTCTTTGAGTGAGCAAAACGCTTCCACCATGTCACCTTCTTTGTACCATTCCCATCTTTCAGTGTCTGCCGCTTCCTCTTTTGTAAGAGGTCTGACTATACTCGCTTTGAAACTCTGGTACTCGTTAGGAATTTCTATACCACCATGGTATCCTCCTATAGTTGTGTTTCCGTTTCTGTTTTCCACAGGAATACTAATAGAACAATAGTAATGCTCTGCTCCACCACAGTAACCTATATAAGAAGTTATGTAAAACTCCACATCACGCTTTCCTTTCGTATATCCACCTATTGTGGTATATTGCTTTCCATTAAGGCAAAAGGTGAAGCCTTCTCCAATCGTGCTAGGAATAGGAGCTTCCATTTCAGTAATATCGGCTCCACGTTCCACTTGAATCATTTCTTTCCAACTCATAGTTCTTATATGTTTAAATTGTTATTCATTCGCTATTTCTCCTTATCGAATTTGTTGCCAACAACAATGAATTTACCTAATGAAAGATAATAACCTAACGGTTTTTCATAAATCTTTCCATTAGCATGTGTGAGGTAATACCCACTTAATTCTTCCGACCATACAATTTCTGATGGAATAAAAGGATAATTCTTGATAACATCATGTTCGTACAATTCATTGCCCTCACAATCTTTCAGTCCTGTGAACTGGCAGACGGTATCTGTATCAACTTCTCTCTTGTTACAGATAGAATCCTCATACCATTCAATAAATGTTCCGAAAGGTGTCTTTACCAGAGAACCTTTCACCCATTTACCATCACTCAGTTTCTTTGCTTTAAACAAAATACTTCTCATTTTTATTTAATTTTGTGAGCAGTACTATTAGTATGCTCTATATGTTCATTATTACAACAATGTGGATAGAAATATTTATCTGCTCCATACATAAGTTCTTCTATAATATCATCGTCACTATCTTTGCACTTAGAGTCAATAGTAACTCTAATATTTACTTCAAATTCTCTTGCCATAACTATTTTTTCCAATATTTACCAATTAAATAACCGATAACTCCACCCATAAAAGCTATAAATAGACCATATAGGGTAAGTGCAATATAAAATCCAAACATAACTATACTTATTTAAGTTCAACTGGCTCATCACTCCAAGACAAGTCTTTTCCGATGAGCTTCTTAATGCTTCCTTTAGGAAGGTAACAGCAACCGGTATTTGCGTACCTCTGCCCATATAAATATACGACAGAGCAAATCCATAATGTATTACTTTCATTTCTGCAAGGTTTTTCTGCAAAAATATGTTCACAGCCACCTTTATCTACTGCTAACCATGACATAACTAATACTATATTTTTTTAATTAATAAATTACTTTTCTTATCAAATGGTTTATAACCACTACGGAGATACCAATCTAGAACAAATCTATCAGATTCATCTTTAACAAATTCCAATCCGATTGTCTTCACTCCATTCAACTTAGCTTGCTGTTCTGCTAGTTGTAATAGACGTTGTGCAACACCATTTCTTCTATGATTATTATCTACAAAGAGCGCATATATTAGAGCATCAGCTTTGCCGAAAATATTACTAACATAAAACGGAATGCCTATTTGAACTGAGCCAAGATTTTCTTCATCAGTTATTAAAATTCTGATTTCGTCCTTCCATGTCTGCTTTTGTATCATAATCAATCCTCCAACTCTATGTTATTTTCTGCTGCGAAACTATCTTCTGCCTCTTCACAAAACTGACCTTCGCAAAGTGATTCTGGGAGTACTCTGCTAGTATAATACTCTCGGCAGCATAACTCACAGATATCATTTCCATAATTATTTCTCAACTCTTCTCTAGTCATTACTCATCCTCCTCTCTGACTAAATAATCATACATAGGTTTACGGTTTCTGAGATATTCTTTACGTATCTTTTCTGCCTCTTCCTCTGTATCGCAAATTGCAATAACTCCATCGGGATATGTATCCCAATATCTAACTACCTTAAATTTTGTCATAATCAATCCTCCAATAGTTTAAACTCAGCAATAGAATGATAAAAATCACCATTTCCATATACGTTACAACTATATAATTTTCCATTAACTGAAACCTCAAAATAGTTGCCATCATCATGTGTAATCTCTATCTCATCTGGCAGGATATTTTCCTTGAAGTACTCAGCTGATTGGATATTATCCATAGACTCCTCAGTTTCAAAGGTTACACACTCTTCATTAATTATATCTTCTATATTCATACTTATCCCTCCAACTTATCAATAGGTTTCCAATGAGTGATACGAGCCATTCTCCCTTCCCATAAGATGATGAAGTCATTACCATCTTTTGGGACGGTAGTACATTCCACTCTTCTGTTTTTGAAAACATTATCAGGAGTCATCTTGCTTGTTACAAAGACTTCTTCTCCGTAAGGTGGCAACCCATCCTCAACAGATACCCAGTCTGACTTGGAGAGTTCTTCCAAAGCTTCTTTCAAACAACAAATGCAATTATTCAAATATGTCTGTCTATTTTTATATTTGCGTAAAATTGCTAAATGTTTTGCTTGTTCTATCAGCTCTTTAACTTTCTTCTTATCCATAGTTGTCACAAATTAAAATATTCACGTATCTGCTCACCTGTCATGCGATATACCTCAGATATTCGGCAGTCTCTAATTGGGCTATCAAATGCACTGATATGTTCATCATTACAACTACCATCAGCAACACGCTCTACGGCTTCTTCTGAACCTGTTGCAAAGCCAACGCTTAAAAGTTCCTTTTCCTCGTTACTAAGCCCTTTTCCTTCCAAAGCAATATTTAGAGCGATTTGCAACTCGTCATGAGCCTTATCTGAATAGCCTATAGCCTTATCAATATGACTATTGATTGATTTCTCTTTCTTATCCATAGTTCTATATTGTTTCTTGTTTAATCACTTCATCAAACCTTGCCTCCATCTGTTGAATGATATTATCTATTGTCTTGCCTTGATAGTCAGCAGCAATCTCTTTGAGGACTGCTATCTGGCTTGCTAATCTGAATCTGTCTGTCATATTCTTCTTTTAAATTATTGAATACAAAAAGCGGCAACCCAACTTGTGGATTACCGCTTATAAAGTGGTCGTTAGACCTATGTTTTAAAATTTGCTGATATAGCCTACTCTAATAAAGGAGAGTCATTTCCTGGAGATAGTTTTCTGAATTTGTGGGCAGCATTATGCTTGTTAAGAGAAATCAGTTGCTCTTTTGCCATTTTGTGTAGAGCAACAAAACGCTCTCTCGGAGACTTACCTTCTTTTATCATTTCAGAATTGTATGCTTCCATTCCAGCTAATACTATAAGTTGGTTAATAGAGGCATAATCTCTCACATTCAATCCCTTTTTAGCCGCATTAGGATTAACTTTAGCCCAATCTTTAGCTGTATAACCGAACAAAGCAAGATTTAACATATCAGCTTCACTAGCATAAATATTACTAATATTCTTTTTTGTTTGCTCTATTGTAAGCTTAGGAATAACATAATCTTTTATGGTATCTGTCTGTACTGCATAATTCACCTTTGTTAGAAGCCTCTTTACGTCCCAATGCTCCAAAAGTGGATTTGATTCAACTTCCTTTAATCTTTGATAATCTTTTATCAAAAACAACTTAAACATAGGACTTATTGCTGCTCCAAATTCGAAAGCTATATCTTTATGAGCATACGTTCCCCCATATCTTCCAGACTTAGAATAAATGCCAATAGCGTTGGTTTCTTCTACCCAATTATTTACGCTCATTGTAAATGTCGGTAAACCAGCACTTTTTCTAAAGTGGTCAAATTCGACCACTTTAAAATTTGGGTTATAAACGGTCTCCCAAGCTCCTAAGAACTCGATGGTTGACCTGTTTCTTATCCAATTCTTAATAATATCAGCAGCCCTATTGTCTTTATTAGAGGACTTGACCATATCTGTTAAGCAGATATAGTCATTATCATTTTCTCCAAGAAGCACAGAGATTTCTGTACCTTGAACTGTAATTTTCTTATTCTTTGCCATATCATTTATATTTTAAAACGCTGCAAAGATACAGAAAATATTTGTAATCTCCAAATTTATTTGCGGTAATCCACTAAGTCAAAGAACGCTTTTCTTCTTTTTACCCTCTCCCTGTTACCAAGGAGAGGGTGGTTAGTTACTCAACATCTTCAAACTCAGAGGTAATTTCCTCGTCTGACTTCTTTTTGAAATCAAAGTAAGATTCCGTTTCATCGTCATACTCGCAACTAAGGCTAACATCATAGCCATCCCAGTTGTCAACTCCACCTGCTTGCAACAAGTCTAACTTGTATTCAGCTTTAAGAAGCTCTGCCAAACGTTCAGTACTAATCTTCTTCATTATTACGTATATTTGTATCCTTTGCAGGATGGTTAATCATAAAGTATAACACAATCATCATATACTGATACACTATCAACATTCATGGGTTGCCCATTTTCTTGTGTACCATGAGAATAAGGGAAGTTGACTTCCATAGTCTTATCCTCAATCTTTGATAATTCGTTAATCAATTCTTCTACTGTCATCCCTCACCTCCTTTCCACTCATCAGTTGTACCTAGTAGATGTGCTGTCTCTTCGTTGTAAGGGATGCAATATAAGTTTGAACTTCCATCAATGCATATATGATAATCTGTCTTATGTGACTTATGTGAATAGAAGTTCAATACCCAATAATCTTCAGAACATCTTCTTGAAAGTACCTTATCAAATGGTTTCAGCTCAATCTTTGGCTTCAAATCCACAATCTGTTTCTTCTCTGCATCCCAGCGTTTGCCTTCCTTTTCGAGAGCGTCAAAGAGAATTATTTGTTGAATCTCTGTGATAGGCTGTATATGCTTGTCTTCAAATGATAACCAATCTTCAAATTTCAAGGTGCTCATATCATTTAACACATAGTATTCCAGCTTCTTAGATGAATTGTCTATGCTTTTGACTATACCATAAGCAAGATACCCCATGCCAGAGATACAAACAATGTCCCCATCCTTGAACTCAGTCTGCTTTTCAATCTCCAAACTTTCACGGTTCAACTTTCCGCCCAAACGTTCCTCTATGGTGTTGATGTAGGTCTGAGCTGCTTCTTCGGATTCTTTGGTGTAATTAACGGTATCACCATAATGTTCTTCCTCATAATCTTGTAGCTCATCATTTTTGCCATAGCATTCAACATAGTACTTACCAACAAATGAAGTATAAGTATCATCATCAAATCTCTCGAAGATAACCTTGCATTTACCATCGGTACAAACTAGCACATCGCCTTTCTTCCAGGCGAATTTAGACCAATCACGCATTTCCTTTGATGGAAAAACGACACATTCTCCATCATCATACAATTTGCCGTTTTTATCAAGATGCCCTTCTCCACCATTCATAAAACCAAATTTTGAATTATAGAAGGATATTTTGAAACTTTTATCATCCACTTCTTCTAACTTGCATTTACCACAAGCGGAAGAATATAACTTCGTTCCTTGCGGCTTATCCTTTAGAATTTCCACAATATTAATCTCAGTTTCCATAACTAAACCAATTTTTGCGTTAAACAATACTGGTAGTAACTCATACTACCAACGTTTTTTGATATTCTTGGCAGCTCACCATCATAAGGAGTGACTTTCAAGCCATCAATGAAATCTGCATTCTCGGTATATACCTCAGTATTATGCTCATTCATATATACTTTTTGCGCTGATGTAGAATGGCTTTCAGCTCTCAGCTTACCGAGTGACCGCCAAACTTGTTTACGATGGATGAACAATCCATGCAAAGGAATAGTTCTTACTTCTACTTTCGTTCCCATAACCATTAGCTTGCTTTATATAGATTGAACCATACCTTGTTGCTCTGCTTATCCTTATAAACATTACCTTCAAGGTCAAAATAAACACGCCTCTTTTGATTGAACCTCTTTATCATTGGCTGATTATCTTTGTATGTAGTTACATCATACTCAACCAATGAAGAACCACGTTCATTCTTTGTTGGAGGATAACCTGATTCTCGTATGAAACGTACCTCAAACTCTTTATTTCCAATTTCAAAATTTGCTGTAGCCATAACCTTAACCATTTAAAGATGATAATAACTATTTGATACCCTTGCGCCCAAATCGAAGCAGCCCACAGCATCCGGCTTTAAGAAGCGTTTCTCTAACTTCTCCAAAACCTCTTTATACTTCTGCTCCATGTGCTTGCAATGTAGTCTCTGAGCTAATTTAAGTTGCTCAACAACACCCTTGCGAGCAACTCTATATTGTTTGTCGGACATCATAGCCTTATTCGTTTACATAGTTGATTACGTGCTCCTGGGCTTGCTCATGCAAGTTATCGAAAGCGTCTTCTATAACATTTGCTACCTGCTGTCCGTTCAAGTTGTTTAGCATTTCGCCAACCACTTCTTCCATCGAGCCTATTGGTAAGGAACAGAACTTATCAACTAGAAAGCTCTTCTGCTCACTGATTGTCATATCATCGTACAAGTCCGATAAATCTACATTTACTTTATAATCTGCCATAATCTTAATCGAAAATATGATGGTTCAACTTTCTCTTTCTGAGGTTTCTCTTAATCACTTCCATATCCTTGTGGTCGTTAGTGTGGTCCGCAAGAAGCTTGATTATTTCATAGATGTCATTTGCGTTATCCTCCAGGTTGGCGCAAATATTCTCATCACCGAAGAAACTCTTATTAAAGGGTTTCAAATGGAAGTAGTACTTTTTGGCTGCATCCTGCATCTGAGTGTAGTGCATCTTCTGCTCTTGCTTATAGCGAACGCTTAACAGCCTAAACATGCCCTGTTCATCCTTGATGAGCTGATCTAACACATCTGTTACCATTGCAATCAAACAGCCATTGACCTGCAGGCGTTGAATAATCTTTTCCTGCTTCAAGCCAGATGTTACACCAAGCTCTGAGAGTGTAACCTTCAAATCGTTTACTGTAACTTTCTCTTTTCCCATTGTCTTACATTTAATTGTCAAACCATAAACCTGCATATCTCCATTCCCAATGAAGGCAAGTGTCATTAGGCTTCTTGCCTTCACTATAGCATATCTCGGAAGCTATACAATTACTACATATATGCTTCATAATCATGGAAGTTTAGATACCAAATAATCTATCTCCTTATCCGTAAGCTCCAAATCGTTCTTACGCTTGAACTTGATGATAGCATCAATTCCGACCTCGCCTTCAACCAACTGGTAGATGGCATCCTCATCAAATCCCTTGTCTAGAACCTTGATAAGCTCCATTCCCAAATCATGGATTTTCTGCTGAAACTCCTTTTTAAGGTCTGCGTTAATTCGCTCTAAAGCTTCTGCTTTCTGATTAAATCCGCATCCGCCCTCAATGGCGAAATCGTTATTGATGTTCTGACACATCTGGTCAATGTCCTTGCTACCGAAGAACTGAGCGAAATAGGTATCACCCTTCAAGGACTGTAGAATATCGATTTCTTCTTGCTTTGTCATAACTAATCCTCCTTGTCTAACTTATCGTACTCCTTACGTAGCTCTGCAATCTTATTTGCAAAGAAAACCATTGTCTCTTTCAAAAGCGAAAGCATGTCTTTATGATTGAGTATGTCGCCAACTGCTGTATAGTACTTAAGGTTTTCGTTTGTTTCCAGAAGGTCAAAGCTGCCGAAGCTTGCTACATTGGTGTTAAATGACTCTTCCTGGAAGTTACCTACCTTTGCTTGGTAGCGAATCACCATCATGTCTCTTCCTACTCCTTTCAAATTCAAATGAGCGATAAGTGACTTGTAGCCTACGTCAACGCCCTCTACCTCCCAATCAGGACAAACAGAAATAATGTCTCTGATTTTCTTTGTGGCTGACTCGAACGCATTCTTAATGTTCTTTCTAACCTCTTCCTTCTTTGTCTCGACTGAATTATTCATAATCTTTATAATTTTAATTGGTTCAACTTGTAAGGTAGGCTCTGAATAGTCAAAACTACTACCTTTTATCTATATGCAAAGGTACGAAAATTTTCTGATATATGCAAATTTGCCAAGGATTATTTTAGTTAAAAATACTAAAACTATTAAATATATGCGAATATATCCGTAATTTTGCCAAATCAAACTTCGAAGATTATGATAGATTTTAATGAACTTTTTAAAAGAAATGACGTTGGCAGCATCATAGGAGAGCTGAAACAACGCGTGTTGGATATTCCACTTTGGAGTACCCTGTTATCTGAGTATGAGCCTATGCTCCATGAAATCGTAAACGACCACGTTGGCAGACAGGACAGAACGCTTGATGACGGAATTGTAGAAAAGGCAGCTAGATTGCCTATCGGATTGGAGAAGCTTCTTACACGAAGAATCTCTGAGTTCACAATGGCTATACCGGTCAAGCGTGTATATACGTATGATCAGAAAGACGAGGAACTGAAGACGATTGTACGTGCCATCGAGAAAATCTACACCTGTGCACACATTGATGCCGTGAACATGCACAGAGCAAAGTGCTATTACGCCTCTTGTCAGATGTTCACACTTTGGTACACGCAGAAGAAGCCCAACAAGCTCTACGGCTTCGACAGTCAGTACAAACTGAAATGCAAGACATTCTCTCCAATGGACGGAGTTGACATCTATCCTTATTTTGATGAGTATGACGACTTGCTTGCTCTGTCATTCGAGTATAAGCGTAAGGTTACTGACACAGAGCACACCTTCTTCGAGACCTATACCGCAGACCATCATTACAAATGGGACCTGTCTTCAGACGATGAAGAGTCAGGATGGAATCTGGTGGATGAAAATGAGATTTCTATCGACAAGATTCCTGCCGTGTTCTGGTACCGTCACAAGCCGTGCTGGGAAGGATTGACACCTATCCGTGAGAATATCGAGTACACAATTTCCCGAAACAGCGATGTTGTGGCATACAATTCCGCTCCTGTCTTGAAGATTGCCGGTGCCATCGTTGGAATGGAGCGAAAGGGAGAGAGCAAAAGAGTGTATAGAGTCAGCGAAGACGGCGATGTTAGCTACGTGTCTTGGCAGCAGGCTATCGAGGCTCTTAAGTATCACGTTGACACTCTCGTCAAGCTTTTCTTCATGCAGTCTCAGATGCCGGACATCAGTTTCGAGAATATGAAGAGCCTTGGCAATATCGGCTATGATTCAAGAAAGACACTCCTCATGGATGCCCATCTTAAGATAGGAGAGGAGACTGGTGCCTGGATTGAAGGCTTCGAGAGAGAGGCCAACGTCATAAAGGCGTTCCTTTCCAAGATGAACACGAAGTGGGCAGCTAGAATGGATGAAATTACTGTAGAGCACATTATCACTCCATTCATCCAGGAGGATGAGAATACTCAGATTGACAAGTGGCTTAAGGCTAACGGCAATAAACCTCTCGTCAGCCAGAAGGAATCTATCCAGCGTGCCGGTCTTTCCGATGATCCTGACAAGACTTTCAACGAGATTCAAGGAGAAGAGGAAGTAGAGGCCACAAGAACAGCAGCTTCTATGCCTAACTTATTCTCGGAGGAATAGCTATGAGAAAGAAGAAGGAAGAAGAGAAACGGCACTTCTGCCGTGAATGTGCTCATGCTACTGACTTTCATAGTATGAGCCTTAAAGGTCAGCCTATCCTAGCGAAATGCCCATATCAAGAATGGAGCGTTCTTCTCAACTGGGATTGCTGCAAACACTTTAAAATGAAATTGTATGAAAAAGCCAAAGCTGCCTAATCAGAAAAAGGCATATAAAGACCTTGGCAAGAGACTGAACGCTTATACCCGGAAAATCATTTCCATCTATGAGACTCTTGCCAAGGAGTCTGCTAAAATCGCCACCTCCACCGACTTCGATGGGGATGGCGAGTTCTCTTTTGATGATTACCCTAGAACAGAAAAGAAGGTGAACGCCTTGTTGGATTACTATTCAAACAATATGCAGGCATTGGTCTATAATGGCATATCGGACGAATGGAAGAATAGTAACACCCTGCAGGACCTACTTGCCAAAAGGGTAATCGGCACCTTTACTAGGAAGATAGCGGACGCAAAGCAGAAAGCTTACTTTGAGCACAACAACGCGGCAAAGAAGGCTTTCATAGAGAGAAAGATTAAAGGTCTAGGTCTTTCAGAAAGAATATGGAACCAGAGAGCTGATGTAAAGGAGGCTCTGGAGAAATCTCTGTCTGTCGGCATAGAAAAGGGTATGAGTGCTGTTAAACTCAGCAAGAAGATCAGCAAATACCTTAATGATTATCCATCACTTGCCAAAGCCTATAAGAAGAAATACGGCAAAGCCATAACCATTCAGAACTGCGAGTACAGAAGCGTGCGTCTGGCACGTAACGAGATAAACATGGCCTACCGTTCTGCCGAGCAGGAAAGATGGGCAAGGATGGACTATATTAAAGGCAAGGAGATAAAGACAACCAACAATCCTAGCCATAAGCACGATATGTGTGATTTGCTTGCAGGTGTCTATCCGAGTTATTTTCCTTGGGTTGGTTGGCACGTAAATTGTATGTGCTATGCCATCCCGGTAATAATGAGCGAGAAAGAGTATTGGAGTGGGAAACAGCCAAGCAATGCTATGCCTAAGAACTTCACAAATTGGGTGAATGACAATAAAGACAAGGTAAAGCAATCATCCTATATCACTCAATATGCCAAGGTTGAGAAAACACAGAAAAAGAAGACTGTTCGCATTCCATCAGTATCGAATGAGACAAAAGCTCAACTCACAAAGTCAATCAACGAATGGGCAACAGAGAATCTGAAAGAAGTTCAGATAAACGAGAAAGAGACGGCAAAGAGGCTTTATTTGTTCTTGGGTGAGAAAGAAATAATCATGAATAAGAAGTTCCTTACGGAGACATATTCTAAGAACATCAATAACTCTCATCTGCCCGATACGATACAAGTTGCCTTGAACATAAAGGATTGGCTTCCTAACGGAAAGTTCGTTAGAAAAGAGCAAGGCAAACACCACGATTGTTTCTTCAATGTCTATCAAGCTGAATATAATGGAAAGAAAATCGAGTTTAAGACAAAACTCACCGATGGCGAAATCTTATACACGATGAGGTTGCTGAAATAAAAGAGGATTGGGGTCCTTCCGAAGTCTGCGCCCGAAGGCCGACGTGTGAACGGCTCACCCAATCCTTTATATCTTTCTCCTTTACCGCTGCAAAGGTAATATTTTATTTTGGAAAATCCAAATCTTTTTTCGAATTTTAATTGGTTCAAGCCCTCGCTGGTGCATTTAATGTCTTGTAAGCCTCGAAAGCCAATGTGCTCACGTGCTCACTGATGGTGGTGGAGATTGTCATAATGTCTCCCATAAGGAGCATCGTCTCTCCCTTTCCGACCTCTGTGATGAGACTCAAAAGGCAGTTGATTTCATCCTTAAGCGTCTCGGCTTTCTTCATCAGCGGTGTTGTCGGCTCAACCTTGACCTCTTTCTTCTCGCCGGACTGAGAAGCAATACACTTCTCAACAGCCTTCGGTACTCTCGGTTTCGGGAGGTTGCAGATGATGTTCTTCTCCTTCAATGCGAGAAGCCAGCGTCTGCCTCGCTCCGTCCAAAGAGGTCTTCTTACGTACTTTCCCTTGATGACGTGGGTTGTTACCTCGGTAAGCTGATAGGTGGAGTAGGGACTTGTCAGCATCCACTCATAACCCTGGTTGAACGCAAGGCCAACCTCCTTCAGCTCTTCGTACAACTTCTGTGCGCTGCTCATGCCCAACTCCTTCGCCATCTGCGTAGTGGAATAGACACCCTTTGTCATGTCGCACTTCTGCACTCTCTTGAAGCACTCATCGATTCTCTCCTGGAGATCACCGGTGATTTCCTTCTGTCTTGTTAACCACTCCTGGTCCTTTTTAACTTCGACCAGCATTTCCTTTGCGAACTCTTTCAAGCTCATGTCTGCGTTTGTTGCCATAATCTAGTTTTTATGCAACCTATCAAGCTCATTATTGTAAAGAAGGGCAGCCGCTTGTTACGCCCCGAACTAGACCCTTGGGAGACCAGCGTCCCGGTCTTGATTCCCTCGGCAGGTAGTAACTCACAGTTGCCCTATTTAGTATGCTCTTAGACAAAATTACTACCTTTATCCTATATACAAAGGTACGAAAATTTTGTCAGATTACCAAATCTTTTAACCTAAATTACGAATTTAATTTGTTGGAAATCAGAGAGTTAGATTTGAGGTAAGCGATAAACTTATCAAGCATTCTTGACGTGCGCTCTCTAATATCCGTTTCTGTAAAATCTGTCAACGTCTGTGACAGCATTCGTAATTCGTGTATCTTAGTTCCAATCCTCTCGCCTGTGGATTTGAACTCACCATTATAATACTTAATCTTGTCAGCAAATCTGTAATCGGATGCCCGAATATTAACTCTTCGCTCCAATACCGATTTGTTTCCCAACATTTCAAGAACCTCGTCACTCGACAATCCACCTTCCTTGACTTGTCTGTTCCTTGGGAAGATGTGCTCAATATCATATACCGCGTCAAGAGGAAGCAATTCCTGGTTATCGAAAGAGAAAGCCCACCACACAATCATCGACTTCGTAATCGCACGAGTGTTTGAGAAACTGAAGTTATTAAATTGCGAACGGAACAACTCCTCTTGGAATAGATAGTTCTCGAAAGTAATCTCTTTGTTCTCTATGATATTCACCATCTCATTGAATACTGGTGCTCGCAAGGCTGTTATTCCTGGGTTACTGATAGCGTATGCCCAGATAAAGCCTATCAAACGATTCAAGAACAGATAGAACTTCTCGTTGTCTAGCATATTCTCAGCATTCTTATAGTGCATGAAATATACCGATACGATATAAGTCCATAAACTGTTAGGCGCATAATTCAATATAAACAAGCGCTTTAGTACATCCACTGAAAAACGGTCTTCATTCTGAGAATATACATCTTTCCAGAAGTCGGCTAGCAAGACAAGATTCTCTAAAGTCTGCTCTCGTCGAAGTAGGACATATCCATCTTTCTCATAGAACTTACGAAGTCCTTCTGTCATAGAACTACGATTAGTCAGCAATGCCCTCTCGTAGTACATATAGCGTGTAAACAACTCGTCCAAAGGTGTTCCACGATATGGGTGGAATATTTTTGTAACGAGTTCGTCAAGCTCTTTCCATGTAGTGATAAACTCTTCCTTCTTTCCGATGGATGAGTAGAACTTATAGAGCTGTGCCTTGAAGATGTCTGAGTCAGACAATGGCTTACCTCTATCATTAAGCGTCGAGAATATCCTAAGAGCAGTATCTTGCGACTCAGCCTCTATCGGAAGTAGTACGCAGTTATTGAGTATGCGAGCTGGATATAGTGCAAAGAAAGAAGGGTATTCTTCAATGAATTTTCCTATCTTGTCTTGAAAGTATCTGAAGTTAGTTGCATACCGACTTTTTCCTTCTGATGTTCCTTTCCGGAGTATATCCATAAACTCTTCCTTGTCGTTATCAGTTGCAACCTCCGAATTTATCTTCAAGTCGTTTGGATCATACTCTCCGAACTCATTTGCTCTCCAAATGCACTTTTCTATGTCCTCTCGCATCTTGATTGAACGATTGTCTTTCATGTGCTCCAGGCGATTGTAGAAAGCTCGCAGTAAGAGAAGCAAGGTCGTAAGACGCTGCTGACCGTCAATGATTTCAAGTTTCCCTTCGTCATTACGGAATGTTACTATAGGACCGAGAAAGTAACTCTCTGAAGAATCGAAGCTGTCGCAGTTGTTATTTGGGAATGAAAAGGAAAATAAGTCTTCCCATAAGACCTTACATTCGTCTTCTCCCCAAGCATACGGACGCTGATAATCAGGAATCAAGAACGTAGCTTTTTTATCTTGAAAAAGATACTTTACGTTCTTTTGATCTACTATAAGCTTTGATGACATAGCAATTACATTCTACTTTTCATCAAACTCACCTTTCTCATCAAGATAGCGTACAGCTGCTTTCACGATAAACGAGAATCCTCTGAGTACAAAAGAACCTACCAGGCAAAGCAATGAGTCAATAACGTAGCCAAATGCCTGTACGCCACTAATACTTGAACTTTCATATCCATAACCGCCAGAAGTATTCAAGGCATTTATCCAAGTTATAATTGAACCTATTATGGCTATAAATGAAACAACAGCTAAAATGTTCGAGATAGTTCCAAGATGGTTTCCTACCTGTGGAACAAATTTTCTATTTCCCATATGATGCGCCCGTCATGCCGGTAGCTAAGCTTTAGTTAATAATCCGTCTGTCAGATTAATAACGCATCATATGGTACTTTATTGTGTTGAACCAAAAAAAATCAGATTATTTTTTTGAGTGCCTTTTCTCGCCCTGCATTCAGCAGACAGTACTCATAGAAGTCTTTGTAGTGCTCGACCTTACCGTAAAGCTTCGGGTGGTCCATCATCTTGTCAATCATTTCATTGGAGAACTCGTGATATCCGAACTCATGGTCTCCCTGAACGGAACCCATTCCCTGGCTTCTCGACGGCTTGTAATTATAGGTAAAATTGATGCCTCCCTCATAGGAGTATCTGGCAAGGCTGTACGACAGGAACTTACCATCCTTTCTTAAGATGTACCCATACGTCTGTGTCAAGCTGATGACGCGATAGCCCAGCTTCTTGATTTCCTCCAGATTATCTTTCATACGCATCATGCTAATGTCCTCTGAAAAACGCACATTTCTTACATTGAACTCGCTGTGTGAATTGATATACAAATCGAGCTTGTCGATATCCCAATCATCCGGGTATGTGAATTTTACCAATCTCTGCAGCCCTCTCTTGTAGTTAATGAGAACCGCAAGAGTTGACTTTGGATCATAATTTCTCTTAATCTTAACCTTTACTTCCATAGTTATTTCTTCTTGAATTTATAGTTTGGGCAGCTTCTCTTGTTTCCCATCACAAGCAGTACCGGGAACAGCAGACCGTGCCTGCAACCATTTCCGTGCTCATCAGCAGCCTCGCAAGAGAAGCAGCCGTAATACTCGTTAATATTTAATGCTGCCATTACTCGTAATCCCTAATGTTCAACAATACCGGGAATCTCGGCACTCCAGCGTCAGAATACCCTTGATGCTGAACAGTCGCCGCCATACCTATCAACTCGTCCTTATCGGCTAAGTATTGAGCTCTGAGTGACCTTGAACCTACCGGGCGGGCACAGAACTCGTACTCTCCACACTTCAGTTTGAATATCGCGGTACCTGCATCATTGCCCTCCGCTTCCAAAACATCGACCACCTTGAACTCCGTCGTGTCGAACGATTTCAGCTTCATAAGGTCATTGCTTCTGCCCTCGGTATAGGTTCCATCTGCATTTCTGATAATGGCACCCTCGTAACCGGTGGAAACGAATATCTTGTGCCATCGCTTGATGTCCTTCTCTGAATGGGCAACGAAAGTCTGCGTAAGGTACACCGGTTCATTTGGATCAATGGAAGCAAACTCCTCCTGCAGAACTTTCCATCTAGCAGAAAAGTTTCCCGGAATCTGTGCATCGTAGATGACCATACGTAGCTTGTCAGTCATAGCAGAACGGCACTTGACGGCAGAACATATCTGCTGGAAGGTCAATTCATGGTGGTTGTATATCTCCCCATCCAAAGGAAGCATACCGCGATGTTTCTCTCCCCAAGCCTTAATCTGAGGAACATCATATTCCTTACCGCCTCTCGATGTGAGGTGAATCTCTCCGTCTTCTCCTTCATGAAGGACGCAGCGACAATTATGGATTACTAATCCGTTGGCAACATAATTATGTGTCTCAGATATTTCTATGTCATATTTTGTCTCTACAGTCGTTTTCTTATGAATGTATGAGATAGGCTTGAATGCTGTATTTAGTGTTGCTGGCTTCAAATACTCTAAATCTGAATAATAGTACTTATACTCCAAACCTTTCACAGTTCTAAATCTTAATACATCCAACAACTTAAATGTGTCTTCAGTTGTGAAAGTAAGAAAATATCCAGCACCATCACCCTTTTCTCCCACTCGCTTATCCTTAACCATTGTAGGACAGCAATCATATTTAATCACGAAGAATTTTATGAACTCTCGGACTTGCTCTATAGAATATCTATGAGTAGAAAGAAAAATTCTTGGAGTCTTCTTGTTTCCATTATTGAAGCTGATTGTGCCATCGTCGGCATACCAAATTGATAAAGAGTTGTCTGATAGCATTTCCATTAACTCCTTTACTCTGATACATTTTCTTCTTCTGAATTTGTGAGAACGATACTCCATATATTTCAATGGGTCAATGAAAGTTGTTACAGCCTCTATGTTAATTCGGTAACAATCTCTTCCATAGCCGCTTGTATATGGGTATGGCTCTGAATGCTCTAAGCCTAACAGGTCCGCTTTGAACGCAGCAAACTCTTTTACATTTGAACAAATGTGAGTTCTCCAACAATCTTTTCTGTAATCCTTACTAAGACAACTGTCGCCAAACAGCATTCCGTTTAGTATTTCCATGCCGTAATCAGATAATGCTCTGCATGCCACATAATCGGTGTCTTTTAACTCATCTGCCCTTATGTAACCTCGCTGAGTTAGTAGCTTGTGGTTATCTGTGCATCGTAGCAAATGCCCATCGACACTAACTTCGTACCAAACAGATTTCTCCGAGCCATTATTCGCCCAAGCTACTATATCACGATACACAAGACTTCCATCTTTTTCGGATAAAGCTTTCACTTTCATCTGATTTTCTACAATGTCCTTTATGTACAAAAGACCTGCGTCAGTATAAATTCTAGTATCTCCTCTAACGCATCCGTCATACTTAGGTTGGACGAAGCAAGGAAACTTCGTCTGTGACGGATAATATCTTGTTGCTAACATTGGTTTCATAGCCATTTCCCGTATCTTCTGTGAATCTCATCGTAAATGTAGGCTCCGCTCGTATGCGAAGCACTGAACATTAAGATGATGTCGTTATCTACCTTAATCTGACTTGTCCTGACAACTTTATCGTTCTTGACGTGGTCGCAATAGACCGTGTTGCAGGAGTGATATAGGTGCATCGTGCGCCCATATCTGTCAGTTCCTATATTCTCTTTGTACATGGCTAGTCCTCCAAATCTACATCAAAAGCAGCCTCAATAACATCCTTGATGTCCTTTGTGAAACCGCAAATTCCGTTGTACTCCAGCCAATGATCCAGCAACTCCGTGTTAGTCATTTCGGCTACTTCACTCTCACTATACTCTGCCTCTTCTACGAGGTACTTCATCAAATCATTCTTATCCATATTACTTGATTTTATTAATGTCACAAACTAATACATTACCTACTATTACGTCTCTGATACCTGCAATATTCACAAGCATCGTGGCGTTCTCGTTCTGAGGAAGGTCGTAAACCTTGCCTTCCTCATTAACTACCATTACCTGCGACTTGCTGAGTCGGACCAACTCGATGTGTCCACCAACAAATCCTCTCAACTCCTCCAATGAGAAATCCGTTCCGTTGGATGGCTCCACATTCTTCTTGGCGCCATCCGTGAATATTACTGTTGATAACATAGGCTAATCATTCTCTTTGCATTGTTGATAGAATAAGTCTGTGTCTGACCGTCGATATAGATGTATCTCTGACCGAACATATCCTCAAAAACCTGGATGATATGCTTCTTGTATTTGAGAAGCTTTGTTTCAAAAAGACCACTCATAGCAGTTCCTCCTCCTATATTAAGCGATGGTGGTCTCGTACAACTTCTTGGTTGCCTCGAACACCTCTTCTCCCTGGAACATTCCGCAATCTGCACTCTCGAAGCCCCAGTCCTCTGCATCTCCATCAAAGATGCCATATGCTGAAACTCGGGACAATGTAGGTGCAACTGAAACTACATTGATTGCCATCTTGCCAGATGCTATTCTCATAAGCTCTGAAACCTCATTAACTGTCATTTCATCAAAGCGAGCATAAACTAAATTCTTCATAATCTTTATAATTTTAATTGGTTCAACTTGTAAGATAGCGACCTGGTAAACCAAAAGTACTATCTTTTATCTATATGCAAAGGTACGAAAATTTTCTGATATATGCAAATATACTAATGATTATTTTAGTTAAAAATACTAAATTATAATACGCTGGTAATCAAATAGTTAAGGCGCCTACTCTCACGAGCAAACGCCTAGCTAACATGGTTTTAAAAAGAAATTACAAGAAACCGCCACGTCGGAGCTGTGCATCGGTAGCATTGTTAAGCCACTCCTCGCACTTCTCTATGATGCCCGTACAAGCGTCCGGCGCATCATCGTGGGCGTTATATCCTTCCTTTCTGTAGGATTTCATATCGTGGGCGAACTCCGGCCACAACTGTTCCCAATTAGAAGGGAAGACTAGTTTATTGTTTACCTCGCTGGAGCGAGTGAATATTCTAATCTGTTTGTTCTTCGATTGCGTGAACGTTACGAACTGGGTAATTCTGTTTCCGTGTTCCCTTGTTATGCGCTCGACATTGCGGGCATAAGAGCGGCCACCATTGTTACTTTCAACGAAACACACGTCTGTCTGATTGCGCTTAACCATATTGGCTTGCGCTGGTTCCGTGTATTCCATCGGTCGCTTGGTGTATAGAACATCGGTAACATAGCAGCCGTCATCGTGTGCATCGAAGCATATAGAGCAAAGGAAGTCGAAACCGGTATCTGCCGAGTCGGTGTAGTTTCCAATCATTCTTGCATACCTTCTGTCCGGCAGCTCATCGTATGTTCTGAAGGCATGGTACATAAGACCTTCCATAGGGGTTGGGTTCTGCATGTACTGTGTCTCAAATACGAACTCGCTGGCATGCTTGATTTTGTACAGCTCCTCCAGCGTATGCTTCCACGGCCACAAGGCTCTCTCCTTTCCGTCCTCGTCTGTCTGTATTACCGGGAGGGAGACAACTTTCCACTCATTCGGCTCAATCTCTTGAAGGTAACCGCACAAGTCGTGCTCGTGCAACCTCTGCATGACGATGATAATTGGCGTATGACGTGAGTTTACACGGTTACGGATGGTTGTCTCGAAACGTTTGTTGATAGACTCTCTGACGTTATCGGACAAAGCATCGTCCGGTCGTAAAGGGTCATCGATAACTATGGCTCCCGAAAAGTGACCGGGGTTGAACGTAGCCATAAACTTATCCATGTTCTTTATGTCTTCTTCGGTCCAGTCTGGCTGACCTGCACCAAAACCTGTGATCTGACCCAAGGTAGATGTAGCATACTCACCACCACCTGCCGTTGTGCTCCATTTTGATCTTGTGTTATCGTTCTTTCTGATTTTGACATTCGGGAATAGTGTTTGAAAATATGTGGAAGTTATCGTGTCCTTGACTGCCATTGAATTGTCCTGGACGAGACTTCCGGAATAAGATATATGAAGAAACTTTGAAGCAGGGTTCAGCGCAAGACCATATGCGATAAACATCTGTGAACACAAGAGGGTCTTTCCGTAACGAGGGCTGATATTGATAATCAGCTTGTTAGTCTTTCCCCTTATCACATCCATGAGCGCATCACATATAATCCTGTGATGTTCGCCTATTACATACTCACGTCGAGCAGTATAGGCGAACATCTTAGTAGTGAATTGCAGCAGGGACGATGCCACTAACTGCTTATGAAGAAAACGTTGTTTCTCAAAGTCCATTTATCTTCTGTAATTCTTTAATATCATCCAAGGACAGTTTAGGGAACTTGAAGTCCTCACCATCCTTGCCGGTTACTTCTTGAATATGCTTATCTGCCAATCCGTTGAGCCTTGCAACAATGCTGGAATCAAACTGATGAAGCATGGCACCATCAATCTGCTGGGCCATCACGACATTCTCAATCTGTGTTATCACCTGCTCAAAGCCTGGTCTCTTAAGATTACCTCTCTTGAAATCCGCCCATTTCTGAACGATGCCACAGAAAGCACAAAATCCGACAAGGGTATAGGCTCTTCTGAAAACCCTTACCTCTTGTCTCATGGAATTTGTGGATTTTCCGCTGCCACCTGCAATGGAGTTGCTACCAGTCTTTTGCTGCCAAGGGTCGTTTTCAACATCATCACAGTAAGCTACAAACTTATCCCATAATTCCTGAGAAGACTTAATCTTGTATGGTCTTCCAACAGGATTGGGGATTCTATGTACGAAAGACTTTACTTTCGGCTGTGATGATTCATCTGTCATGGCTTCTTAACTTTTACTAGTTTACCGCAAGCGGAACAATTATACTCATAATACTCAGAAGGCTTGACCTGGATATTCTCCTCAACGCCCTTCATTTCCTCCTTGAACTTTTGGTCCTTCTGGGCTTCCGTTACGACCTTCTTAGCCGTATGGTTAGTTTCAGCCTTTGAAGGTGCGGCCGCAGGCTTCTGTTCCTTTGGCTTAGCGTTGAGTCCAAGCATACCGGCAATGCTCTCATCGAAAGCAAACTGAATGCTGTTAGGATCACCGAGATAGGAGAGCTCCTTGCGAAGTTTCTTCTCGTTCCAAGTGGCGAACTCGGACGTCTTGTCATCAGCGATTCTATACTGCTTAATCTGCTCGTCAGTCAGATAGTCGACACGGATGCATGGAACCTTATCCATTCCCAATGCCTTAGCAGCCTTATATACACCGTTACCGGTTACAATCACGTTGTTCTTGTCAACGGAAATAGGCTGAGTGATGCCGAAATCCTTGATGGACTGCATGATTGCCTGTACTGCCGTCTCGTCGGTCTTGTGCGAACCGTCATGAGGCACGATACTGTCAATAGGTAACTCAATTACCTTGTCATTAATCTTAATCTCTTCCATACCTGTTAATCCTCAATTTCTATTGTTTCCATATTTCCGCAATATGGGCAAACGACCTTCATATAATGTGAACCGTCCTCGCGCTCTTTGAGAACGAACAAATCCTTGGCAGGGTCTTCCTCCTCCTCATCTGAAGAAGCTTCCTCGCTTTCGCCAGCCTCTTCATTGGATGGAGCCTCGAAGTTCTCCTCATCAACCTGAGAATAGTCATCCTGGAATCCACCATACTCTTCTGCCTGCTGGTTGATGCTGTCGAGGGAGAAGTTGAGCATCTGATTGATGTCCTCAAAGAAGAATGCCTGCATATCGGTAGGAACCTCCATGTTGCGCAATTCCTCCAAAAGCTGGTCTTCATCAAAGGAAGATTTCTCTGCCAGCTTGTTATCGAGGATGCGGTACTTCTTTGCCATTTCGTCGTCCATATCCGAGTAAACGACAGGAACGAACTCCATACCCAACTGGTAAGCGGCCACGTATCTTGTGTGACCGGCAATGATTACACCTGCCTTATCAACGAGGATAGGCTTAACGAATCCAAAACGCTTGATACTCTCCTTCGTAGGCTCAACCGCATTCGTGTTGTCACGAGGGTTGTCATAGTAAGGAAAGATTTCACTGAGCTTAACTGACTTTACTTTCATTTCTTATCCTCCTTCTTCTTGGCTGTCTCTCTTGCTACGCGTCTCTCGTCGACAACCTTTTCGATAGCCGCATTATACTTATAGCTCTTGAAAATCTTGGCGAAACCGGTAACATACTTAAGTTTTACAAGCTCTTTCTGCTCCAGACCTACCTTTTCGCAAATCTCACGCTCAGACACACCATCTCTGAGCATATTGAAAACGATGTTTACCATTCCATCGACAGAGTGACTTCCACGGGCACGATTGTGTCTTACGGTTGATGCCATACGCTGGTCGATGTCCTTGTCTAGAACTACGATAGGCAGCTTTCCGCCACATCGCTCATTGATGTCCGCAAACTTGCGAATAACGAGGTTTCTGTGGAAGCCGTCGATGATTACATACTTCTGCAGCTTCTCGTCCCAAATGGTAACGATAGGCATTGTGTAACCGTATTCCCTCACGGATGTATAGAGAAGACGCATTTCCTTATCTGCCACATGGTTAGGGTTGTAGTTGTTGGCTACAACCATATCCTTGTCAACCCAAAGCACGCAATCTACAGGGTTGACTTTCTCCGGAGATAAGGAACTGATATACTTTCTGAGGTCGTTCAAAAACTGCACCTTATCCTTGGCAGCATCAAACTCCTTCTTGATGTTCTCTTGAAGATTCATATTCCTTATTAGCTTTTTCTATTTTAACATAATTGTCGCTCAAATACTGACGCAAAGAACGCTCTACGCTCTGAATGCGCTTCATTCCGAAATCTTCCGCAATGACGCAGACAGCGCTGGTATAACCAATCTGATGTATTACGTAATCAATGCACTCCTGGCAATGACCGGCTTTAGCTACATTTCTCTTCTTGGCGGAACGGTAGCCTTTCTTGATAGTCTCCGCATTCTTCTTGTCTTCACAAAGATTGTCTGCGAGATAATCAACGTATTCATCCCAATCCTTGAAATAAGGTGGCAAGTTGTAGCAGTATGTTGCCACTTCGTTAAAGACGTGTACAGATGTATTGACGTTTGCCACTCTTCGCACCAGCTTGTCGTAGAACCATGGATCAACCTCCTTGATGAAACCTAAGTCGTGGATAGCCTGCTCATGAATGAGGGAACTAACTCGGCACGCTCTGAGTGGCTTCTGCGTGAACTGATAGTTGTATAGCTTGCAGTACGGAAGCTTGTTGCTGAAGATGTAATACCATACATCATAAACCTTCCAATCCCAAATAGGGTAGAGCACCAGACTTCTCGGTGTGCCGTCTTTATAATATCCGCCACCACCTCCCCACGTGATACCTGGAAGGCACTCACCTCTAGTAAGACCCGACAAACGTGCCGGCGACTCCTCGATGCGAACACCGCCCAAAGTTAGGTAGTCTTTGCCGAAGAGCATTCTGTGTACCTGATCAAGGGTCTTGGAGAAATACTGATTGTGTGGGATTTCCAAATCTCCATAAGAATCTGGTTCCTTCTCACGAATCCATTTTTCTCCCGGCCCCCATACATTGAACCATTCTCCCTTTGAGGCATTCCATTCCTGGAAGTATGACTGAATCCAATACGGCTCAACCCACGGCAAGTGCATGATGTATCGTATATACTCGATAGTCATTGGAGTCTCTGCCTCTTGGTCTAGGAAGAGGACAGGAATCTTTTCAATTCCCATCTCCTTCATAACCTCGTGCGCAAGGTTGAGAACCACGGTAGAGTCCTTTCCTCCCGACATCGTAACGACAATCTTACGCTTACCATAAAACTCCCGAAAGATATATCTGAATCTTTCAAGAGCTGCCTCATAAACGTTTTTGTCACTGTAAAATATCATTTCTTATTTCTATTGTTTAATAATACCTTGTCGCTGGAATTACTGAAATGGGTGTCAAGGTAATCCTTAAGCCTGCCCATCATTTCATTGTTGTTGTGACCGCGAGCGGCATTGTGCATGATTGTTGCATATCTCAACTTCTCTTCGTCGAAATCGACAAAGCATACAGGAACCATCTCATATCCGATGACGCAGGCGGCGCGGTATCTGTTCTCTCCGTCCACAATCTGCATCGTCGAGCGGTTGACAACGATAGGCTGAGTAAATCCGAAATAGAGCAACGATTTGATGAGAAGGTCAAAACTGTCTGCATCATGCGTATTAGGGTTATAGTCATTCGGATAAATGTCATCAACCTTGACGTATTCAATATGCAGCGGCTTCACCTGCTCAACCTCGATATTGTCCTTCGCCAATTTCAAGGCTAGATTTTCCTTAGAGTTTTTTGTATTCATCGAGAAATTCCTTGTTTACGATTTCCTTAACCCAATCCTTGCTTGACTTAGCCAAATAAGGATTCTTGAACTCACTCTCCCAATCTACAGACTCTACATCAAACTGGTTGTCGTAGGTCTTGCTGTTTCGAGGAATGCCACCTACGGCGCCTGGATTGTTGAATGTGCTTCTGTATGCACCGAAATGCTGAACCAGACCGGGAACGATAGCGTAAAGGTCGATACCCTTTGCCTGAAGGTATGCCTTAAGGCGCGAATCATCATAACGTGTCTGATCATCCGTCATCTTGTTTGAAGTTTCAACAAAGTCATTGGCTAGGTCATTTGGATATACGCTAGCCTGCAGCCAGAAATTAGTCTTTGTAGAAATAACGTGCTTGCCCTTTGCGTAACAATCAGTATAGTCACCATTTGTTGGATTGTAGAAACTGATAACGTTGTTTTCGGGAGCAAAAGAGAGAATATGTAAAATCTTGGCAAGAATGTTTCGGTCAAAGGTAATATCATCGTGGATAACCATTCGATGGGTTCCTTCCGCTACCTCTTGCGTCAACGCTTGGGAATAATTGTCCCAAAGACCCTTACCTCGGTCCATAGAGATACTGACAGGAATACCATAAGGCTTCGTGCTGGTCTCTATCAACTTCTTAAGGTATTTGCCCTCACGTTCTCGCTTCGGAACGTTGAGGATGATAATCTGAGAGAGTTTAATCATATGCGTAATTATTTAGTTACTGTCCATTCTCCACCTCGCTTGGCAACCTTGCTGATGGCTACTGCCAAACGGTTTCTGTTCATATCGCTACCATAGAAAACCTTACCTGCGGCATAGGCTGCTTGGGCAACAAGTCCTTGACCCATGAAGAAGTCTGTGATAGAGCAGAACGGAACATCCTTACAAATCTTGAACACCGCATCCCATTCATCCATTCCCTGGAGTCCCCAGTCTTCTGCCTGCTTGGTGCCTTGGATAATCCAGCACTTGCAATCTGGCTTATGATAATAGGTGTTCTCGTAGATTTTTACATGAGGGAACAGCGATTCTACCATAGGAACCAACTGTTTCTTATTTCTGTAGAAGCACTCGACGAATAGTCTGTCCGGATTAATCTGCTCGATGCACCTCTTGATGTGGGCAACGAACTCGTCAAAATTATCAACCGGGCATTGCTTCTCCGCCTTGGTATAATACGCTTTGAGGACACCTTTACTTCCTGCCGGGTCGATGAATACACAATCGGCATTCTTTGAAAACTCCGGAAGCCCCAAAGTAATATCGGCAATGGTAATCTTGCTACCATTGCCTAAACTGTAAATCTCGCCTTCTGTGATGGGGTATTTGTCAATACTGCCATCATAACGCAAACCTTTCTGTGATGTCATACGCAATTTACTATTAAATAATTGTGATACTCTGATACGTTTTCTTCACCAAAAAGACTGCACAAGACCTTCTTTGAATAGAAAAAATGTCTGAACTCCACATCACACTTCTCATAAGTGACCGGATGATATTTCTCCTTGTAGAACATCAAGAACTTGCGAGCCTTGCACTGCGATATTGCCAGAACGGCATAACGGGAAAGATAAGATGGGGAACCGAACAATGCTACGATATTGTCGAAATTCCTGCAATCTAAACTCTTTCCGTCGAAAGGCTCACATACAACCCTATCCTTATAGGCTGGGTATTTGTTAGTGAACTGCTCCAACATTCCTTTACTAGGATCAATTCCTAGATATTCCTTTGGGTCGATTTCTGCAATCTCTGTCAGCAAGCCGGTACCACATCCGATGTCTAGGATTGAACCGCTGAGAGGTGGGAGCATTTGCCCCACCTCACGGTTCTCAACGAGACTCATTTCATCACGAAACAAAGTGTCGTACTTACTTGCTATTTTATCATACTGGGAATAATTCATTTTCTACTGTTGCCTGTTGCCAGGTGATTTTTTTACTTGAAATGGTTACGAAATTCTTGTGATTGTATATGTTACAATTCGGGAACATCGATTTCAACTGCATTCTGTCATAGGTGAAATGGTGCATTTCCTCGAACTCTGCAGGGGTGTAGTCATCCTTGTAGAACATAAGGCAATAATCCAAACCACTCTCGCCCAGTTTGCGGAGATACTGAGGCATGAAATAGGAAGCGGTACCGAAAAGAGCAACCACAACGCTGTCTGCCGACATCCATTTCTTTATCGCCTCCTCAAAAGAAATAGTAGAACATCTTCGGAAAAAAACAGAGGTCTTCTCCCTGAACTGCTTGATTGCTTTCTTGCTAGGATCAACTCCATAATACATTTCCGGCTTTATCTTGGTGAAAGCGACGAAGTCTCCGTTTCCGATGCCTGCCTCGAAAAATCTTCTGTCCTTGAACGTGAACATGATAGATTTTGCCATCACGTCCATTTCCTGATTCGAATAGATTCGCGGTACCGGCCACTCCAGGAAGTCGAACTCGTTGAAAACCTTCTGTCTGTTCAAAATCCAAGTAGTCTCGAATGGGTCACCCATCGTCCAATACTTGTAACCATCAATGTAAAGGTAAGGGAAATTATACTTCCCCCATCTTTCATGGACTCCATTGTCTCGCTGTGCGCTGACGAAGTAATAGAACTCGTCGTTTGTCAATGCGCACTTGTCTCTGTGAATGTACTCATGAGGAACGTCTATCATTGAAGTGGCCCATTGCCACTTACAACGCTTGATGAACTCTCTGAGCTTACTGTAATCGTATTCCATCGCTGCAAATTTAATAAAATATTTAATGATTAAATACCTAAAATCTAAAATTAACTATATTTTAACATAAAATTGTGCATATATGCGGCTTGGATAGTCAAAAACACCGCAAAATAGGCTCTTCTCATACGCAAAGGTACGAAAAAATCCCGATATATGCAAATATATCAAACGGAAATTTTAGCCAAAAATACTAAAAATTACGCCATTCTACTAGCCCTGTTTGGGAGCCTGGATTCTATCTGCCACAGATTATCTTTGATAAGCTTCAGAATGGTATCGTGAAAAGCGGAATTGATGTTTCCGTGGCCCTGGCATTGAACAACGGTAACATCGGCTAAGTTTACCTCGATTGTCTCCATACGCTGCCCGTTTACCTTGGCAGAAAGTATGAGGCAGTTCGGCTTTCTGTTCACATCGTAATAACCATTCCTAAATACACAGTGCCCCATTTCCTTGCCCTCTTCAAAGAACTCCTGGACGGACTTAAGAACCTGTATGTCTATGGCGCCATCCTTTATGTCAATGTCAAAGAACTGCTTTCTTCTGTCAACATATACATTAGCCATTGCTTCTGCCTTTTTCTTATTCTCCTCTTCGGCTTTAGCAGCTTGCTCCAGATATCTGAGTTGCATTTTCTCTTCCGCAATCAAACGCAGCTTAGTCATTCTGTCCTCCATTTTCTTTTTCTTGTTGTCTGCTGCCTTTAGCCACTTGTCGTGCGCCTCACGAAGATTCTCCGGGCAAACTATAGAAGGGTTACGTACATCTTTCTTAAGATACATAATACTGTCGAGCATATCCCACCACAAGCTATCGTAAATATAAGAAGCCTTTCCGTGTCTGACAACAATCTTGACGGCAGACATTTTTTCTCTGTCGAAGACAGCTTCATGGTACTTACACACCTTCCACATATCAATATCACGTCTCATGAGAGTTTCATTGTATGGGTTAGCATTGACGGAACGGAAGATTTCGTCACACAGAATCTTTTCCCCGAAGTCTCTGAGAGCATATTTATACTTGCCTTGGACTGAAGCGTAATATACTCCATCGAATCCAATATCACGAGGATCACCCAAGAAACTCCATACAGTATGCGTTCTTACTTCCAACTTTCCGAAAGCAGAAAAAGCATCTTCTATATATCCGCTGGTTCGCTGCCTGGCAAGGAAAACATATTCCCCATCTTTCAACCATTGCTGCATACACTCCTTGAAGTAAATCTTCTCCTTAATCATCTTGTGGAACCGGAACTTCGCTCTTACCTGAAAGTATCTGAGGACCTGCCATCCCTTGAATGTGCATACTAGATAGAAACACCCTCTTGAAAATCTGTCACCATACTTGTAAGCATCATCTTCAGAGATGCAAGTCTTGATGGCCCACTCACGTTGCTTGTCTGATAACTCCGGAATTCTGTCCGAGAGTTTTACAACTTCACGTTCTGTCTTGTTTCTTGGCTTCATAACTCACATATTAAAAATCAAACAAACTCAACTGACCAATCTCAGCATCTTTCTTTCTCTGAGCCTCGGCTTTCTTCTTCAAGCGCTCCTTCTCAGCGGACTCCTTCTTCTGGAGTTCGATGATTTTGGCTTGCTTGAACTCCTCCTCAGCCTTCTTCTCCAGATTCTCCTTGGTCTGGTCTGAGAGATTTGTAACAATGGTGCAATTCTGATTCTTGGTGAATGAAACTTCTTCTTCATTATAATAGTGAATTGCAATTCCATAAATCTCATCATCGTCAAACCCCTGTCTTCCGGATTTCTTGACCTCTGAGATAATAAAGTCGCAGCAATCATCGATATTCTTGCCAGGCTTGGCGTAATCCTTTGCGAACAACTCATCCTCTGCTGCACGCTTGTCAAGATATGCCTTGATTACCTTCTTGAATGTTTCTGATCCTTTCATAACCTTTCCATTTTTTGAAACCTATAGGCTTGTCTCTAAAACCCTTACGGAATGCTTCTCTCATAGAGATGCAAATGAAATCTACGCTGCATTGTGCCAAGCCCGTACAAAACGCACAATCCTCGCAATCATCCATTGGTTCCGCTACGTACACGATGCCGTTAATGACTATCGCCGCTTTCTCCTTGAAGACTGCCATTCCTTTTCGCCAGCAAGCCCTTTGCCCTTGTTAATCTTCTAGCCAAATCTAAGTCTCTAGACCTTGTGGCTTTTTCATTAATAAAAGCAGCTGCTTTCTCCAAAACACTAAGCAATTCTCTGAACTCAGTCTTCGTTGTCTTCACTTCCATACGCTTCCTGTGCCGTTATAATTCTGCAACCGGTGTAATCGTCGGCAGAAAGGACAATCTCACCATTCTTAACCTTTTCTCTAATCATGGAGCAAGCATCCGTATTTGATTCTGCCTCTACGGTTATTGTCTTACTCAAAGTTTCTTGAATGCAAACATCATATTTCATATTATGTTACCTCCCATGTTTCAATGTAAAACTCGTAGCTTTTACCACTACATTGACTTTGTCCAATATTGCGCAAATCTTTAAGTTGCTCTTCCGAAGCTCCGTTAGCCTCGGCTGTTGCGTAGCATTTCTGAAGGTCATCAGCTACTCTAAGCAATTCGCCGCTTCCCTTTGTATGCCAGGCATCATCTTTATAAATTAGATATACTGTCATAATTAAATCTCTTTAAAATGAACACTAGTTCTATCCTTTCTGTCGCCAGCCGTACAAGCTAAGTTCACACATGTCACTTCTTTGTCGCGGAGCGGAACGTTAGGTACACAAACAGCGCAATTAACGCAATCTCCACTTTTCGCTACTACGCAAGTTCTCCCATTTATACTAAGCTTCTGCCCAATAGGATAGTACGCTTGTACACCCAAACCGCTAACTACGATAATATCTTTCCTTTTCATAATCAATCCTCCTTTTCTTTTAAGTAACGAAGGTATAACTGACAGTTGTCACAATCGGAATTGCATCTGTAACTATACTCGTTGGCACAAGCCATAAATAATTCACTTCTTTTCATAAGCGTCCCGATAACAAATAAATAAGTTGTAAATCATCTTCTTGCAAGCTTCCATGTCTTCCAGCACATCCCTCATGCGATATGGTGCTCCGTTCTTTCCATGGCCCTCGTTGTCTAACCATAAATATGTTTCACTGTCAGCATCAAATTCTACGTAACGCTGGTGGATGCTGTTGATCAATTCTTCCGCACTTTCAAATGGTCCGGTTGATATCGAGAAGTCTTGACCTGCAGGTGAATATTTCGAAAAGAGCAATCCTTTCCCATTCGTGTATTCCTCTTCGGTGACAGTCCAGGAATCAGACTCTGCTATTTTTATTAATTCTTCTATTTCCATATTATTTTAAATTTAAAGGTCGGGTGCCGTCTTTCCGAGCTGTCGCAAAATAAAGAATATCAAACATTGTTTGTTATTTAATCCCGACCATTGATTAACGATGATTTTTACTTAATTCTACATGTTTCACCTCCAATCTTATTAAGTTTAACTTCCATATCCTGTTAATCTGCCAACGGCAGAACTTACGCTTTCATTTGTTACAGACCCAGGCTTCAAGAAGTACTTGTAATGCGTGCTTCTCTCCAACCTCTCACTCCAGCAGAAACCGAAAGCATCGAACTCCTTACCGCACCATTCATGACCGTAGTAGTATTCGCTGGCATGCACCTTCTGTTCCTTGCTGAGCTGCAAGAATAGTGCGCGACTCTTGCTAAGTTCCGTTGGGTTCTCCTTGAACTCCTTCTCGATTTGCTTACGCTTCTCGGTATATTCTGCCAGCTTCTGCTGGTACTCTTCCTCGCTATCGCAAAGATAATAGTCTGTGTCAGTCCAACGGCTATCCCAATAGGAATTGGAAGACTGATGTATATGATAAATATTCTTCATAATTGTATATTTTTATTAGAAGGTAGGCTGCCGTCTTTCCGGCTGCCAGATAAGAATAAGGTATCTAACTTGTGGGTGTCCTTAATACCCGTTATATTAAACCTTACTTTTGCCTACCTTTATAATAAGTATATAAATCCATCATACTATTATAGAACCACTGCCATGCGACAATCTCCTTCTGCTCTTTGGTAATATCCAGGGCATCAGTAATCATCTTTCTGCGCCAGTTTATCAGTCTGTCACATGACTGGATGATTCTTGCAATCATCACATGGGCGACATTCTCCATCATTACCGCCTCGCCATTTACCATCTTCAGGGCGTACTTTTCTGCAGCATCGTGCCAAAGGTCGTAGGCGACTGAATCATTATTGAGCATCAGATAGAGTTCTTCCATATCAGCAGTTCTTTTGTACTGAACCATTTCCTTTACAACCATAGCTATCTCCTTTCCAATGTTAAGTCTATCACGTATGGAAGAGTATGCTGTGGCATTTCTCCTAAATTGATGCAGTTGAATTGGCAGCTACGTTTAATGGAAGCTTCTTCCTTTTCAACAACCTTGTAGATCAACTTAGGTTTAATTTGTTCTGTCAGCTCAACATTGAAGTAAGAGCAGTTCTCATCCATTGATATTCTCGTTGCAATGGCAACGAGCCCAAAGTCCGGGCTGAAGAACAGATACTTGCTGCCCGTAAAGATGGCATCTATTCTGTTCTTTGTATTTCCTGTCACTCTTATAACGTTCATAATTATTGTTCCATTAAATGTTTGACAAGTTCTTCTTTTGAAGAGAATATATCTCCAAGCCTTTTACTTACATAGTTTCTGTCTATATCTAGGATAACATAATTATTATTTAGTGCTGCTTTGAGACATCTTTCTATACGGTCGCGCTCACTGAAAGAATAATAATTTCGATAGCTTGTAGGGCACAAATTTGTACTCACTATATTGTATATTCTCTCTCCGATATCTCTAGAATGATAATCAACATAAAGCTTTTTGTCATCTTCATAGTCTGAAAGAGATATAAGGACAATTCTACCCGAAACAATTTTGTTGTCCCTCATAATGAAGACCTGCTGTCCGATAGCATACTTGCTCTGATATGTAGTAGCTAAATCGGAAAAGACTCGTCCACAATCCAGCTGGAAAACTGCATATAAAACGGTTCCATTATTGAAAGCTTCCAGGTAACGCTCTATCTTCTCGTTTTCTGTCGGCTCTCGTTCAGTGACGTTTCCATCGTCATCCGTAACCTCGACATCGTCATCAAAAGTGCCTTCATGCTCGTTCCAAATAGAAAATTGCTCTTTTAGAGCATTGTATTTCATTATTTCTGAAATACTGTTGATCTTGATACCTACATATCCGTTTCCAAAATTCTTTGTATTCATATTAACCCTCCAGACTATTAATGTATTCCTTACGTGCCTTTACAAAAAGCTTCTTCTTTCTGTCATCTGAAAGAAACTCCTTAACGGTATATCCCAAAGCGATGATACCATTTTCAAACTCAAAGGTAAGGCCACACTCATGATTGCCAAATTCATATTTCAAGGCATCCACCAAATTCTCATCGCTGCTCAGAAACTCCTCTGATTCCTTAACGGAACGCTCACCGAATACCAGAAATAAGTGGTAATCCTTTTTGAGGCAATAAGCACCGGCACCAATGGAACATATCTTTTCCAGGTCTTCCTTACTTGTGGTAAGCCCCCATTCAGCCATCATTTCCTTAAACTGCTTGTCTCCAAATGCAGCCTTCATTGGCAGCTTGCCAAACTCATCCTGCTGCTTTTTCTTGAACTCTTGGTATTTCATGCTTCTTTCTTTACTTTATAGTTATTAAATGGATCTACCATGTTTAGTAGCTCTGCGTTTCTGTTAGCTTCCTTTTCATCGGAGTAGTCTCCAAACTCTTCGGAAACATCACCTGTGGGGCAAATTCTTTCGATACAATATTTCATACAGCACCTTCCATCATTAAAAGTTTGTGTTCTTCTTCACTGTCACCAACATGACCATACAGAAGTCCGTCTTCTGTGTTTTGCCAATATTCGTGCGGTACAGAGTGCGAAGCCATACTTACCAACACTACAACATAGCCCAAAGACTTGATAAGATTGAAATTTGAATTTCTCATAATTATTCCCTTTCTATTTTTTAAGATTAAAATTGTATAATAACGCCAAATGGCTATCGTCTAACTCTCTCCAATCATCAACTGTGTCAAGATAAGCCTTGACTTTTGAAAGCGTAATTGGAACCGTTGGATAAGCAGAACAAAATCTGCGAAGCATGTACTCTGATAAAGATTCTTCCATAGCCTTCGAATTATTAATGATTACTATTCGTTAATGAGGTCTATCACATCAGAAGCATCAAAGTCATCCATACTATTGTATGTAACATAGAAATCTTCCTCATCGTCAGCAAGCAGACCTTCAGCCTCTTCCTTAAATTCATAAAAGTCCTCATCCGTGTCTTCATAATTCAATGCCTCTCGAATTATTGCCCACAACTTTCTCTGCTTTTCGTTAAGCGAGTTTAATTTTGTATTCATAATCTTTATAATTTTAATTTGTTCAACTTGTAAGGTAGGCTCTGAATAGTCAAAAGTACTACCTTTTATCTATATGCAAAGGTACGAAAATTTTCTGATATATGCAAATATATCAACGATTATTTTAGTTAAAAATACTAAATCGTAGTACTTTATAACTATCTGATTATCAGAATGGTGCATCTGCTTCTTCTGGCTTTTCGAAAGGCACCTGTACATCTTCGTTGATTAAATTCGTCTTGAAAAAATTTGTCGTATTTTTGTTGAATCCCATAAAAAATTTGAATGTTCCGATATTACGTCCCTTGGCAACGTCTATCATAGCCGTTCCGTCAGTAGGATAATCGTCCTTATTATCAAATGGGGCAGGGTACGCTCTATTGTAATACTCTGCTCGATAGACTAGGATGACAACATCGGCAGCTTCTCCTATCTGTCCACTATCGCGCAGTCGGTTCAGATTCGGCTCCGGGCAGTTACTATCTCTAGACAACTGACTTAGGGCGATGATCCATATGTTCAGTTCCTTTGCGAGGTTCTTGAATCTTCGTGCGGCATCACCCATAGCCTGCTCCCTGCTGAAACTCGTACTCCTGGAGTTTACGTTAAGAATCTGCAAGTAATCTACTACGGCTCCGTCTATGTCCTTCTGCATCTTAAGCATTCGGATGGAAAGAAGAATAGAATCTATATTTGACGTGCTCTTGTCATCAAAGAATAAATTCTCTCCGGGTAACTTGCCTCTAGCATCATCAATCATCCTTATCTCGCTTGGCGCCAGACTGCCCGAATAGAGGATATTGTTGGCCGGGATGTTCGTCTTGGCAGAAAGCAGACGTGCCGTAAGCTGCTCCTTCGTCATTTCCATAGAGTAGAAAGCAACCTTTGCTCCGTTCTCGATGGCGTGTCTTGTCATGCAAAGTGCGAGGCTCGTCTTTCCCTGAGAAGTTTCGCCGGCAACGATAATCAAATCAGACTTCTGCAGACCTCCCTTTTCATCGAATCTCTCCATACCGGTCTTGGTTCCTGTCGTGACACCTCCAACGGTGGCATTCTTAACCATTATCTCATTTAGACTATTCATTGCATCATCGAGCGTGAACACTCCATCTGCTTTCTCAAATACTCCTCCGATACTCTCTATAGCCTCTTGGTGGGCGTCTGCGGTCAGAATCTCTTCCGATAATCCAACCTTGGAAAGCTGCTGCCCGACAACCCAGAGTTTTCTTCTTCTACCAAGGTCCTGCAATCTGATGGCATGATATTCTACATGTGCAGATGATGCAATCTGTGCCGAAATGTTCATCAAGTCCAATGCTGTTACATTCGACTTCTGCTTATTGAGCTCGGCAGAAACAGATATGACATCTATCGGCATACCTTGCTTTCCCATATTATCAACAGCCTTCCATATATCCCTACACATGGGGTCGTAAAAACAGTCTTCATCTAGATATTGGCTTACTAGAGTGTATGCGGTAGGATCAACAAGAAGACTTCCGATAACATACTGCTCAGCCTTTGTGTCATTCACTAATGGCTGATTCTGATATGGTGATTGTGCTAAACTCATCTGAACGATACCTCCTCAAAACTTAAAATATCAAACATTTCGTGCATTCTATCTACAATTCTTGGGTCATCGTACTTCTGTCCGATGTCAATGGCCGTTAGGTTTGAGCTTATAATCGTGGGCAGCATCTGCTCATAGCGATAGTCCAACAACTCGTCAAACGGCTTGTAGTGCATTCCGTAAGTGACTATCTCCGTTGGCTCAGCACCCAAATCGTCAATCAAGAGAAACTTAGTGTTCATGATTGCTCTGAACTCGTTTATGTCTTCGTGAATCATGTAAGCCATATCTCTAGCCTTGACGAATCGCGGATATTTGTCACCCTCGCAATAGCTAATCTTGTTTGAGTCCACAAGATGAACTAGCAAATCTCGAATAGCCTTTAGCATTGTAGTCTTGCCATTTCCAATACTGCCGGGCATAAACAGCCCGTAAAAGTTTGTCTCTATAGTAAGAAAATCCCCGACTTTCGATATTGCTTCCTTTAGCTCGTCAGTGAAGACGAACGTTCTTTTTCTTTTCTCTACCTCTCGTTTGTAGGCATAGTAAAGAAAGTTCTTGACTTCTCTATTTTCCAACGGCAACTCCAAACCCCGACCGATACGCTGATGTGTCTTTGTGGTCTGGAGCTTTCCATCCTGTCTTTGTATTGTTTCCATTGTCTGTTACGTTTTGTCTATGATTTTTCATTTCTGATACTATCTCGTTGTATTGAGAATCAATTTTGTTAACCGAAAAATTGTTCATTATCCAAGTCTTGTCGATACGACGTAGAAACTCTTCCAATGCCTTAAGCAAGCTCTCGTCATCTATCGGAAGCGGCACTGTTTTGTGACTTCTAGCAAAAGAAATCTTCTTTAGGATAGAGTTCATAGCCTTTGCATCCTTGGGTTGCCAATAATAGGCGGAGTCATAGAGTTCTTGGTAATACTTCTCGAATATTTGCCGTCCCTTGTGGCAGATGGTAAACTCTTTCGGTTTCGATTTCCTCGTGCGCGCGCTAGAAGGAGAAGATAATTTTATATTATCTTCCCGTTCCGTAGGAACGGAATATATATTCTTTGAAGGGTTTGGGGAACTTTCTTTGGACTCTGGCATTTGCTTAGCATTTGCTAGAGATTCGCTAGCATTTGCTAGAATATCTGTAGCATTTGCCAGAGAATTTGTAGCATTTGCTAGAGAATTTGTTGCATTTGCTAGAGATTCGCTAGCATTTGCTTGGCATTTGCTAGAAGATTCCTTAGCATTTGCTACGAAATTTCTAGCCTTTGCTGCACCACCTGCACGACCGGCTCTAGCTCTAGCTTCGCTGACTTTTCTTGCCTGCTCGATGGTGTCTGAAAGTTCCTTAGAATAGAAATATTCTTCCTCAACCTCGAATAAATCAAAATCCTCAACTACAGATTGCACCACGGAAACATCAACACGCATCTCATAAGCTATCATAGAATAATCCTTTGACAGCTTATGATCCTCGTCTTCCTCCAATATTTGCATAAGAGCAACGTAGATGCCGTAGGCAGCTATGCCGTGCTTCACCCTTGCTCTCATTACTTCTGGAGAATCACTATTTCTGATGCAATTATATTTCATAATCTTATTGGTTCAAGTCCTCGTTCTTAATGAAGCATATCTTACCTCGCTTTATACTATTTGCCAGGGAGTCAACTTCTGTCTGCAACTTACTGTAAACAGCACTTTGCTGCTTAGAGATAAAATTGTGGATAGAAGGGCTAATCTTTAAAGCGATAAAAGCCATCCCCTCTAAAATTTTAAACTCACGATACAACACACCTGCCGACTTGAACTGTTTGTCCAAGCCTACCAAGAACGTTCTGTAGTCCTTGATTCCTTCAAAATCTCTAAGAAATTCTGTCTCTTCCATATTGTGTAATATTTTATTTATAACTATATTGTTTCTCCTTAATGCAAAAGGAGGAATTTTATCTGATATATGCAAAAGAATTAACTTAAATATTCAAAAATACCGAAATATATTTAGATATATATTTGGCTATCTCAATTTTTTTTTAGTACTTTTGCAGTAAGTTTTTTCCATTATATTCTGTAAAAGAATATTGTATGGGTTTCTCTTTAGCCTGCTGGCGAGCAGGCTTTTTTTATTGGGATTTATTTGGCAATTTGAAAATAATTCATTACCTTTGCAAACAAATCCCTTTAAAGTATAATCTTTATAGGATTTTAATTGGTTCAAGTCCTCGGTGTTGTGAAACACTGGGGACTTATATTTTTTACAGATTAACGGTGATACCTTTCTCATAACTCAGTCTCTTTACTTCATTAGTATAATACTTAATCATTTTCTCCAACTCATCGTCATCCCATTTCTTGATGGAGTGAGCACGCTCTCGCAGGGTAGAAAATCGGGAAACACCAATCTTCTTTATCAGATTCTCCTGGTAGTATATAAGATGGTCTGACTTCACTCTGTTGCACCCGATACATTCTGCATTGCAGTTATCTTCATCAAATCGGGTGGCCATGTTGGAACGTCCGAAGAAATGACCGCAATCAAGCTCTCTGTACGGCTTTATCTTTCCGCAGCTGATACATTGTCCCATGCCGCTTGGCATGCAGTCTCTCAGACGTATATACAACGCAAACACCTTGTCTAGTCTCTTGACTAAATCAGGCTTACTCTTCTTTCTCTTTTTGGGAGCAGAAGGAGATTTCTTCTTTTTCTTATAAATTGGAAACATTTCTTTTGAATTTACATGTAACATATTTGTCCGTCATGTTCGCAAAATCAACACATAAACGGCAAGCTAAACTTCCTACATAAATTGGTTCTTGTGTAAATACTCCCTTTCTGCAATGCGGACAGAGAGTTAAATACTCAGTTCCTAATGCGGAATCTCTTTGCTTATATTCAATAAGCTCATTTAGAACGCTCATCTTAGTACGACATTAGTTAATTGTGTTCCTCTGGAATACACCGCCCATTTCTTGGTTCCTGGAGGTCTGCTAATAAAGAGGTCTGCGACATTTCCGAACCGACTATAATTGCCGGACAAGTCAACTATCCATCCGTCCTTTCCTTCAAAAGGTCTAATAGCGCGGCCTACCATCTGATAGTAGAGTCCAAGAGATTTCGTCGGGCGTGCCAAAACAACGGTATCTAGGGCAGGGTAGTCGAATCCCGTAGTCAGTACACCAACGTTGGCAACAACCTTTATTTCTCTCCTCTTGAATCCTTCGAGAATGGCTTCACGCTCCTTTTTAGGCGTTTCTCCTGTCACGATGGCAGCATTGACTCCGAGTGATTGAAGTTTATCAACCAACTGCCTGGCCTCCTTTGTGAAAGCTGTAAATACAAGTACCCCCTTTCTAGGAATGCCGCTTTTAGGCTGCAGAACCTTGACTACTGTATTTGATAGCTTATCATAGAATCCACAACGCTCGTACTCTGCGAGGAGACTTCTTTCATCATAATCTGCACCGGTGGAATTGCTTCTGACTCTCCTTAAATCCAATTCTGTCAAATCATAATAATGCAAGTCTGCAAGATAACCTTTGGAAAGCAGCTCTCCAATCTGGCAACAATAGATGACCTTTGAAAATATTCTAGGTCTTACTCTCGTGAGGAACTTCAATATGGAACCTCCTTCGGCACGATCAAGGCGGTATGGTGTGGCTGTTAATCCAACAACCTGTCTGTTCTTCGCTTCTATGAACTCCTTGTACTGCCCAGCTTTAGAGTTTACGTAATGGCATTCGTCAATTATGATGTTCTTGAAACAATCGAAGTCTGACATATGGTTCATTACGCTTCCGATGGTGGCAAAGGTTATTCTGTTTATATCCTTACACCCTACAGAGGCACTATAGCAACCGCAATCGAAGATTCCATAGCTTTGCAGCTTGGCAAAGTTCTGCTGAAGAATTTCCTTACTAGGTTGAAATACTAACAGCGGCCCTTCCAGACGAGAGGCGATATCTGCTATCACCAAGCTCTTTCCTGCACCCGTAGGCAGTATAACCAATCCGTTCTTGTCAGCCTTGCTAGTGAACAGCCTTACGGCTGCATCACTAGCTTGCTTTTGATAATTTCTAAGAGTGTACTTCATTACTCGCCGAATGGTAATTCATCATCGTCATCATCTGAAGACTGCTCTGGCTGAGCTTCTTCTTTTGGCTGCTCCTCTTCTGGGAACTCCAATCCGAAGACCTCTTTCATGCTCTCACGATTCTTGACCTCATTTGCCCAAATCTCAGAACGGTCCGGGATAGCATAAGCCTTTGCAAGTAAGAACTTCTCGGTATTTGCATCCCAATTATATACGAGATAGTAACCTGCCAATGCAATACAGAACACGTTCTTCGACTTAAGACGCATATCAACAGTTCCCTGGCGCACCTCAGCGGCGTACTTGGCTACTTCCATAAGGACAGAAGCATAAGCCTCTTCTGCATCCTTCTTCATCTTCTTGGCTTTTTCCAAAGCCTCCTCCAACTCCAGTTTGCGAGCTGGCACCACGTTCTCTTCGAGTGTGCAATACTCCTCTCTGATGTTCTTCTTCTCGAACTCATCGAGGAAACGTGTAACCAACTCATTGTCAGGGAAGGTCGCCGTGAAGTGCTTTCCGACAAACTTAAGGATGTCTGCCTTATTCTTCAAAGGCTTCTCTCCGCAAAGGTTCTCCTCGGTCAAAGCAAGGAAGTCCAACTCCATTGGGAACATGTCTTTTACACCTTCCTCCAATACAAACTCAATGTTCTCAGGAACATAATTTTTCAAATCTGATTTCATAATTATAAATACTTTTCATATAATGCTATCTGTTTCTGAGCTTCAAGCAAGGCTGCTTCTTCATTAGGCTCGGGTATATACAACCCTGCAACCATACTTGAATAGTTCCGAAACTTCTCAATAGCGTCTGTTAATTCTTTTGTGTCAAGGTCAGCCGTGCTTCTCCAATAAGTTACAGGCTGTCCTCTTCTGTTTGTTCTCTGCTTCGCAAAGATTTCTCTGTTCACTATCTGCTTGAAAATGTTATACTTCACATATTCTTCATCGTAGCCGAATTCTGATGCGAAATACTGAAGGCACACATGCAGATAGCTGTTTTGGGCGAGGGAACGTGGACGGTGCTTTTTCTTCACCTCCACGATAAAACCCTTTCCGCTTTTCAGGGCATCCATGTAAAGGCCATTGCAATAGTCCTTGTAGTCTGCCCTGTCCTTGTCATTGTTGAGATTGAAAATCATAACTAGAATGGCAAATCATCATCTTTGCCCGGCTGCGGTGCCGGTGACTGAACTCCTTGCGGCTGCGGTGGTGGAGGTGCTTGCTGCTGCGTCTGGCCACCTCTCTGATACTTTTCTATCTTGTAACCCGAAATGGTATTGAAATACTTTACCGGGTCATTTGCACTCTTCTGATACTTGGTACCTTGAAGAGCAAAAGATATAGTAACAATCTCGCCAACTGCAAAATCAGCAGGATCATCTACATGCTTTCCGCTGAACTCAAAACTTGGGTAGTTCTCGTACACCTCTCCAAAGTTCGAGTGCGTACAGTTAAGAACCACGATTCTCTTTTTAAACGGCTCTCCACCGCTCTTACTTGGTATTTCCTCGACATTGCCGATAAGTAATACCCTTCCTGTCATTGTATTAGCCATCTGATTCTGTTAATGGTAAATATGGTAATAATTCTCTCATTTCTACCCATTTTAGGAAGTCGCGCACTAGGGCGTGGTTCTTATCTTCCATCCCCGGGTATCTGTAACAAGTGATTGCTGGCTCATAAGGAGTAAGCTTGAGACCTCTCACGTCTCCCTTGTGCTTATCCTTATTGTAGCCCTCAAAGACAAACAAGTCAAAATGGAACACATCAGCTTCAAACAATTCTAGGTAAAGCTGCCATTGGCAACTATCTATATAGTCTTTGTCTGATACCGGTCCGTACTTAGTCTTGATGTCTCTTATCTCTAGTCCGTCAATCATATCGGCACATCCCGTGATAACGGCATCGCCGAAATCCTTATATTCACGAACCTCATGAAAGGAGCCAGGATGCTCATTCCTGTATTTCAAAGCAACCTTGCATTGTGGAATGTCGAGAATCGCTTCACCTTCATCAAAGACGAACCTTCTTCCTTTTGGAACGGGTTCTGTCTTATCTTTCTTATAATAAGTGAAATGGCGAACACCTTCCGGCTCCTTGAAGCAATGGGGACTGCCAGTCTCCACGATGGAGTGAAAGGCAGTTCCTATTCTTGTGTAATCGTTGCCCTCAAACTTCTTAGTGATATTGTCTATAACATCCTGCTCTGTAACATAAGCATATTCGCCAGACATATACCGTCTGAAGCTCTCTAGCTGGGTAACTCTAATCAAAGGCTTCATCATGCTGCATCCTCGTGCTTGACGAACTTCTTGCCCTTCTTGTCAAAGTCAATGCCTTTGCCGGCAAGTTCCTTGATCATCTGATTCATGAATGCCTTCTGATGAATCTTGTTCAATCCGTGGGCAACCTCGATGAGAGCATTTGCATCATCTACAGTCTCCACGGCTGCAAGCTTCTTTCGAGCATCATCAACGGCTTCCTGCGCCTTAGCCTGAGCATCGGACTTATTCACGATGGCTTTCTTCACCTTCTTGATGATGTCTGCCATGCAAGTGTCAAACTCCTCTGTTCCGTAAGCTGGAATCCAAGTGTCCTGCAGGTCTGCAACATTCTTACCAACACGATTGTCCTGTGGCTCGAACTTGATGACGCGATTGCCGTTCTCCTTGCAGATGTAACCTACCTGGTCCGCAATACGGATGAGCAAGTCCTTGCTCTGTCCTGTACAGTCTGGAGAATGCTTGATGTAATCTCCTTCCTGTGTCTCCTTGTCGTGACAGATGAAGATGATGTCTGAATTGTTTGAACGGAGAATGCCGACAAACTGCTTGAACAATTCTCCCATCACACCATATCGCTTCAATGAGTTAGTTCCCAGCTTAGGGTCTTGCTGAATAGCAAAAGCGTTGAGATAGTCATCGAGCATAGCCTTGGCTGTGTCTACTACGATGGTCTTACACTCACTGATCAAACCTGGCTTCCAAACCTGCTTGCCATCCTCAACAACATAGGAACCGATAACCTCAGCATTGTAGATGTCTTCCCAGCGTGAAGCCGTGACAACAATGTCTGGACGCTGAACGGCACGGTCAAATCCTCGGTCGGTGTCGATGAGTAAAGGACTGTTGGCTGTAGTAGCCAAAGATGTCTTACCGGTACCTGGAGTACCATAAAGTACGATAATCACTGGACGCTCTGTAACAACGTCATTCTTTCTAATAATTGGCATAAACTAATAT